GAACCTGATCGCCGCCCTTCGCTCCTGACGGGCCCGTGAACGTATCGTTCGCGTCGATCGCGAAGGGGCGATCCCAATAGTTGCCGCCGAGAATGCTATTGAGCACGGTCAGAAAGTCTTCGACGCGACCGAAAGACACGTTGCGCGAGATCGCCGCATAGAGCATCGTTCGCGTTTCGGCGTCGTCTCGAAGACCCCGAGCGGGTGCGTTGACGATCTCGCCAATGCGATCGAGTGTCGCGCCCGTTGCGGCATTGACCGAGCGAAACAACGTGTTGAGTTGCTGAAACGCGTCTTCGAGCGCTTGCACCTCGAGGGCGAGCGCGCTCGTGATCCCGAGCACGTCGGCCGAGTCGCGAAACTGCAACTCGAGCCGCGCGAGAGCTTGACTGACGTGATCGTTGATCGCCTCGAGCGCCATGTGCTCGAGCCTATCAAATGAGGGTCACGTTCACCACAACGCGCGAAGTGTCGAGGTCGGCGATCTGGCGATTGGTCGGCGTGATCGTCGTCGATAGGGTCGGGCTCGGCGCGGTTCCGATCTTGACCGAGGGAACGTCGCGAATGCCGACGCTCGAGCCGAACACGGTCGGAACCAAGGCCGCCGCGATCACGGGCGAGCCAACGTTGTAATTCAGGTCGCCGAACGCGACAACGGCCGCCGAGATCAGGCTTGCCAGGTTCGAAGGTGCCGTTGCGCGGTAGGCGATCACGTCGATCGTCACGTACACGTTGAGCACCGTCGGCCGAGAGAACTTGATCGTGTGCGACGTGCCGACGGAATCGGCGACGCTCGAGGTCGTCGTGCCGTAGGTCGCGATCCCGGCCGGTTTCACCGCGAAGATCTTCGCCGCAATGTCCGCGTCGAGACCGCCGTTCACAACACACTCGAACGAATGAGGCGGGAGCCCGTTCGCGTCGGTCGCGTCGGTTTCGTTCGCGAACACGTAAACGTCTGACACGTTGAGCACCTCGAAGATCGCCGCTTGAATCGCGTCGACCGAACCGCCGCCGAGCGCCCGAAGCGATTGCTCACGACGAAGGCGAAGCTCGGCGTCGGTCTCGGTGTTCGTGCCGAGGTAGAACTGATCGAGAGGGTTCGTTGCGCTGGCCCAACCGGAAACGGGAGTTTCGATCGTTGTGAGCGTTCCGGCCGGTGCGACAACCGGGCCCGACGCGATCGCGATGAACTCGGCCGAGACCGTGCCACCGCCGCCGATCGTCGCGTTGGCGACGAGTTGAAAGCGCGAGCCTACGCCGGTCACCGAGAGGATCTTACCAGCCGGGATCAAGGTGCTCGGCGTGCCCGTCAACGTCACCATGACGCGGCTCGAGGTCGCCGCCTTGCGTGCGATCCCGGTGAGAGCGCACAACGCGTCAAGCGCGGCACCTTGCGCCCCGTCGGTGAATGCGTTCGCGTAGATCCCTTGCCCGAGTTGCCAGGCGTCGGCGAGACGATCAGCGAAGATCCCAATCAGTTGGCCGAACACCGAATCAGCCGAGAGATCGATCCCGTTGCCGAACGTCGTGCGAAAGCGGGCCTCGAGATCCGAACGAATGTCGGCGAGAGGCTTCGCGGTGAATCCGGTCGCGGTGATACCGTAGGGGCCAGGCATGGGAGATCCTCTTACGCCGTCGGGGGCGTGATCGTTCCGGCGATTTCGCCGAGGTCAGTATTCGCCGAGAAGCTCAACGTAAGGCTTCGAGTCTGGCGATCGAAGTTGAGATCGAGCCGCGTCACCGCAACGACGCCGGGCACGGTTTCGATCTTGTTGCGGAAGATTTGGCGAATCGCCGCGATGTTCGGCGACTTGACGAGCACGTTTTGAAAGTAGGGAATCCCGGCCTCGAGATCGAGAAACCATTCACCGAGGAACGTCTGACAACGAATCTGAACCGCTTGTCGAATCGCCTCGAGGTCTTTCGTAAGCGTGAGATCGCCCGCCGCGAGAATGAACTTCTTCGTCTTGAAATCGAAGGCAAGATCTCGCTCACGCGGCACGGCGGTTGTGCTCACCGTTCCCGCGTTCGTCGTCGACGTGATCGCGGGAAGGCCGCCGCCCGTGATCACACCGTCACTCACCACGCCGCCGAAACGCGTCGGGAAAGCCGACGCCGAGCCGCTCGAGCCCTCGTAACCGACACCGAGCACCCGATCGGAATCGCTCGGCGTGAAGCCGTAGAGACCGCCCGTCATGTTCGAGATCGCCGGGATCGGCGTCGCGTCGGTGCCGTCGGGCTTTTTGTACGTGTTGATCGCTGGCGTTGCGGTTGCGAGAGGTGCGCCCGCACCGTCGAAGAGCGCGAAGAACACCGCGACATTCCCCACCGTGCCGAACGCGTATCGAGGCGTCGACGCCGCGCCCGCGTCGATCAGGTAACCGCAACCGATCGCTTCATCGGCCGTTGAAGGATCGAACCCGTAGCACCCGCCGCCGAGGTTTCGAATCACCGGGGCACCCGCGAGCCGACTCGCGCCGAAGCGATCACGATACACCGTGATCGTCGGCGTCGCGTCAGTCTTGGGCGTCGACGGGCTCGAAGCCTGATAGAGCGTCAAGAAGTGCATGGGCTCACCCTATCAGAGAAGCGAAGACACTTCCCACGCGAACGCCGTGTTCGCGGTCGCGTTCGTCGGAAGAACAACCGTGAAGGCACCCGCCGAGCGATTGACCCACCAACGCGCCGCACCGTGATCGCCGAGCCAAGTGATCATCACTCGACTCGTCGCCGTTGCGAGCGAGTTCGTGATCGTGACCGTGTTCGTTCCGCTCGCGATTGCGCTGATCCCGGTCGGCTTGTTGATCGTCGCCGCGCCAGGCGTTCCGCTCGAGTCGGTGCCCCATTGGTCGACGCGACCGACGCCCGCGACGACTTTGAAGTAATCCGCCGTTCCCGATCCGTTGGTGGCAACGAGACCGAAATCGGAAGCGATCGCGCCGTCGCTCAAACGAAGGCGCAAATAGTCGACCGTATTGTTCCCGATCGAGAAATTGCCGCCCGGTTGCGCGCGAAGCTCCCAATGGTTCACGTCACCAGAATCCCATTTGATAATCGTCTGACTTGCCGATGGGAAAACAACGGTATTCTTCGCGATCGAAAGATACTCGACTTCGGTTCCACCGATCCCGGTGCGAAGTGACAAGAGCTTGGCGCTCGAGTTCACCGAACCGTCAGCCGTAGACGTGCCGAGTGTCGTGCAAATGTCGGTTGCGCCCGATCCGTTCACGTTTGAGAAAGCGTTCGCATACACACGCCGCCAATAGTTCGTTGTCGAACCAACGTCAGCCGTGCCAGGCGTGAACGGTGAAACGCTCGTGCCTGACGCGAGACTGATCAGAAGAGGGCCAGCACGAGACGAAATCACGGGGGCACCAGCACCCGTGTAGAATCCGATCGCAAGCTCCCAGGTCGAAACCGTGGTTCCGCCGATCTGAAAGAGGTTCGTTTGCGTGCTACCAACAATCGGGATTCGCAAAGCCGGGTTTGCGAATCCCGTTCCGATCGTTGAGGGCGCATTCGCGACAACCCCACCGTCGCCTTGCACATAGAGCTTATCGACCTCGGTTCCACCGATCCCGGATCGAACACTGAAGAGCTTCGCGGTCGCGTTCACCGACCCGTCGGCCCTCGTTGAACCCGCAACGGTGCAGAGATCCGACGCACCCGCGCCGAGATTCGAGATCAAGCGCGCAACGGCACCGTTGCCGCGAACTTGAACCGGAATGCTCAACGAAGCGATCTCGGCGACCGAGCCGGTCACGAACAAGCCTGAAGATCCCCAAGTCGCTTGCGTGCCGACGGTCGAATTGATCGTGAGCTTTCCGCCGCTCCCGCCGAGAACGCCGCCTTTCGCAACATACAACGACTCGACCTCGGTTCCCGTGAGCCCGGTCAAGAATGAGGCGATCTTTGCGCTCGCATTCACCGACCCGTCGACCTGGCTCGAACCGATCTTGATCACCACGTCAGACGCGGAAGCGCCGAGACTTGACGCGAATTGAACCCCGGCCGTTGCTCGAAGATCGATCCCAGCGAAACCCGAAATCGGGGTTCCGTTTTGAATGATGAACTTCGTTGTGTTCGTCGTGACCCACGCGGGGTTACTCCCGAAGAAACCGCCCGCGCCGAACGTGAACGCGGTTCCCGTGAGCAGCGCACCCGACGCAAGAACAACGTCGGCCGAGAAAGTTTTCGCTCCCGCGCCGAGCGTTTGCGCCGCCGTCGACACAACGCCGGGAGCGGTCGCGGTAGCGAAAGGGATCGGTGAAGGAATCACGTTTGGCATGGGTCACCCTCGCGTGTCGTACACGCCGATATTGTCGAGATAGACGAACGAATAACCGCCCGTGAAGCCGCCAGTAGTGCGCCACACGAGCCGCCCGCCGCCGTCGGCCCCGTCGTTGAAAACGCCGACGTGGATCAAACCCGAGTTCGTAATGCACGGGAACCCGATCAGTTTCGCGGGCATGTAGCGCGCCGGGAAGTTGCAGATCGTCTCACCGTTCACGGCCGCCCCGCTCGAGCGACCAACGAGCCCGCGCCAGTGAACGAACCCGAACGGATCGATCATGAACGCGGGGTTGTGCGACGAAGAGTTTCCGAGCGGGATCCAATTGTTCTCGAAGCTCGAGACTTCGATCCATTCTTGCGTGATCGCGAGCGATCCAAGCAACGAGTAAGACAGGCGACGAAGTTCGGCGTCGGCCGACGCGGGCCAGGCGACACCGCTCGGGAACGAAGGCCCGAGGTCTTCGGCACCCGCGACACCGTTCACGTTCGCTTCTTTCGCGCGGTCGGCGATCTCGTTGGCGCGCGCAAGCTCCCAATCGGTCACGATCAGACTCATGGAACCTTCACCTCATTTGCCTTGAAGGTCGAATCTTGCGCCTTGAACGCGTTCACGATCCCCTGGATCGATTGCAACGCGATCGCGGCCGTCGTGAGTTGCGTCGCCGCCGTTGCGAAAAAGGGCGCGGCCGGAATTCCGCCGACGACGGGAACCGCGTTCGCCGTGCCCGCCGAAGCGAGAGCAGCGGTCGCCGCGATCAACGCCGTTGCCGCCGATTGAGCCGCCGACGCGATCGAATCAAGCAACGTGTCTTCGGCCGTGCGGTATGCGTCGCCGCGCAACACGCGTTGACCCGCGCTCGCGCCATTCCCGACGCCGAGGTGAACGCTCGAACCGTCGACTGCGATCCGAGGGCCCTTGTTGCCGAACACCGCGCGCGAGCCGTCGAACTCGGTGAGCTTGTCGGCTTTCGAGCGCACGCCGAGGATCGCCACGGGATCGGCGAAGTCGTGTCGGCGAAGGTCAACCGGATCGACAACGCCGCCGCGCTCGATCCATTCATCGATCGATCGGTCGGCGAACGTGAGCCAACACGGGTCACCGCTCGCGACCGGGAACGTCACCGCGTACCCGCCGCCGCCCGCGAATTGAACGGGAACGTTCGTCAGAACCGGGAGCGATTCAACGACCTCGGCCCCGGTCTCGTCGAACGTCGTCTCTTGCAAGAGAGGGGTCACGTCGGCGAGTTGATTCGCCGCGTCGAAGCGATCGATTCGGCCAGGCAAGCCGACACGAAGCGCCCGACCCTGGCGCTCGAGCGCAAGGCGGATCACTTCGGCGAGGGCGGGCGAGCGGTTCGACATGGAAAGAGTCAGATCGGCTTGAGTTCAAGGTCAGTGTACCAGTCGCGCCCGTCGGTGTCTCCCGAGTGTTCGACGGTCTCGACTCGGAATTGACCCTTGAACCCGTCGGCGCGAAGCTCAACGACGCCGCCGCAACGGATCTTCGGTTGCAGCAACGAGCGCGCCTTGACTCGAGGTGCTTCGCCTTTCTTCGCGGGCGTTCCAAGTTCAGGCGAGCCGACGAGCCCGGTGTCAGGCGTGAGAAGGATCGCGGTCGACGGCACGGGTGAGCCGCCTTGCAAGACCTGCAACGCGCCGTTTTGAATCGAGAGCGTGAAGCCCGCGCCGCGCAAGAGCCCTTCGAGCACGTCGATCGCGTCACCGTTCGCCGAGAACCCGTTGCGAAACACCGTGCGCCCGCCGCGAAACGGGAGCGCGAGAGCATCGTTCAAGTTGCCGGTGTTGAGCGAGAGAGCCGACGCGGCCGCTCGAATCACGTCGGCGATCGAGGTGCCAGGCGCGAACGAACCCTGAAAGCGCTTGAACGCATAGGCTCGCTCACCGTCACCGCACCGAATGCGCGTGCGCCAGTCGGCACCTTCGCGCCCGTGATCGGTGAAGCGTGCGTCACCCGAGAAGATCACCGCGAGATTGTCGACGTACCCGGCCGAGAGCACGACCGGGATCCCTTTCCCCTGGATCTTTCGCCTCGAGGTCTCGGCGAGGTTCGTCACCGTGATCTCGGCCGTGTTCGGCTCTTTCGTAAGCGTCTTCTTCACCTTGAAAGCGACGCGCAACGCGTCGATCTTCAGGTCGCCGACGATCAGCGAATACTTTCGACCGAAAAGAAGATCGTTCACGCGAGCACCTTGAACCCGGCCGGGATCTCGTCGAACGGCGTGTAGACCAAGAGCACGCGATCGCCGAGGTCTTCGAGGGCAGGATCAAGCCCGAGCCCCGAAGTGTCGACGGCCGAGAGGTCACCTTTCGGAAGCCTCGAGTCGCGGTAGCGAGCGATCAGCGGGAACCCGACGACGATTCGAACGCCCGTGAGCAACCGTTCGCGCGCCTCGTTGAGCACGTCGAGAAACCATGACGTCGCGCGATCGTTCCATTCGAACTCGAGCACGAAGTTCGTGCCGTCAAGTTCGACCTCGATCGAATAGCGCGGATCGGTGCGAGTCGGGATCGTTTGAGCCATGATCAGTTTCCGAGGATCGAGCCGACCTTTTTCAGCCCGTCAGAGAGTGAGTCAGCCCCGCCAGCGAGCCAGCTTTTCCGCTTGGTCGCGTCGTCGGTGGGCGTCGTTGGTTGCTTGCCGCCGTCGACTTTCGGTTTCGCTTTCGTGTTCGTCGGCGAGAGCTTCACGGGCACGCTCTCGTTGCGCACCGTCTTGATCTCGGTGAGCAGCATAGAGATCCGAAGCGCGCCGCTCACCGCCTTGTCGCGCGGGCTCGAGACGCTCTTGATCACCATGTTCTCGTATGTGCGAAGCCCGGTCTCAACGAAGAGCCGCACACCGTCGGCGCGAAGACTCACGAGCTTCTCGAGAATGCGAGCCGCGCGCCCCTTCTCGGCTTGCCCGCCGATCCCGCGCCCCTTCGACGAGAGCGGGTAATCTGTCACGGTCACCTCGAGTCGAAGATTCGTCGGCTTCGCGCGCACGTTGTCGTTGTTCGCCGCGCCCGTTTCGACCGCGTGTTCGGTCACGTCGGCGTCGAACATGGGAACCTCTTGCGTCGTCGCATCGAAAACGATCGTGTCAACCGAGTTGCCTTGTTCGAAAGTGAAGGTCGTTGCCATGATCAGTTTCCGCCGTTCGCCGCGTGAGCGTCTTGAAGTTGCGCGCCGAGTTCTTCACGCACGGCCGTTCGAGCCGCTTCGGCGACACCCGCCGCGTCGGTGCCAGGCGGAACGGTGATCGTGATCGGTGCCGAGATCGTCGTGTTGTTCCGATTCGAGACCGTCGAAGAACTCGGAAGAACGGGAGCCATGCCGGGAAACTTCTCGCGCATGGCGTCGCCGAACGATTTGTCGCCGAGCGAGAGCGGATCCGAGAGACCGGGAAACTTCTCGCGCATGGCGTCGCCGAACGATTTGTCGCCGAGCGAGAGCGGGTCTTTCAGACCGGGCGCGGTCTTGTTGATCAGATCGAGAACCCATTTGAGCGAATCGATGATCCCGCGCACGGGAGACAAGGCGAAATCGAAAATCGCTTGCCCGAGCTTTTGCCATTTGACCGGATCGGTGAGGTCGAAGAGCAGCGCGCCCGCCGTCTTGAGAAGGCGAATGAAAGCGTTGTCTTCGGGGTTGATCGCGTTGAACCAACGGATCACACGCCCGAGCATGGAATCACCACCCTCGGCGAACGTGTAGAGATCGTCAACGACCAACGCGATCAGCGCACCGAGCGCGATGAAAGGCGCGGCCGCCGCGAGCCAGGCCGCCGCCGCCGAGATCGCCGCACCAACGAGCGAAGCGCCCGCCGTGAGGGCCGCCGCCGCCAACGCGCCGAGCACGGTCGCAATGGCGAAGATCCCGCCCTCAACCGAAAAGAGCCATTCGAAGAAGTCGGCGATCACACCGAAGCGGTCGAAAGCGCGCACGACTGAAACGAACCCGTCGACGAGCTTCGGAAGCCAACCGACGAAACGCGCGAGAAGTGAGAGCGTGTCGACGAGTCGGCCGAACCCGCGCGAGAGCCCGTCGACGGCTCGCTTCACTTGCGGGCTCGCGAGCAACTCGCGAAGACGACCGAAAAGCTCGGTCACCTTCTCGATCACGGGCCCCGCGAATTGGTTCTTCAAGCCCTGGATCGAGCCCTCGAGCCGCTTGAACGCGTCGTCATAAGCCCCGCTCGCTTGAAGAACGGAATCAGAAAGCACGACGCCCGAGGCTTGAGCCTCGGCGCGAAGAGCCGCGATCCCGTCGGCCCCTTTGTTGAGCATCGGGATCAGGCTCGCACCCTGACGCCCGAACAACTTCATTGCGAGGTTTACTTTCTCAACACCGTTCGGCAACGTCGCGAACTTGTCGGCGACGTTTTCGAAAATGTCTTGAACCGAAAGCAGCCCCTTCGCGTCGGAATACTTGATCCCGCGCAACGCCTCTTGCGCTTCTTTCGATCCGCCCGCCGCTTCGGCCGCCGCGCGCGAAAGGAAGCGCAACCCCGCCGTGAGCCCTTCGGCGTCCGCGTCCGAGAGCTTCGCCGCGTACCCGAGTTCTTGAAGCGCGCCCGCCGCGATCCCGAGTTGCTCGGCGGTTGAGCCGATCTCGTCGCCCATCATGGCGACCTCGTGAACGGTCTTGAACGCTTCGGTCACGCCCTTTTCGATCGCGCCGAACACCGCGTCGAATGCGCCGCCGAGGTGATCGAGAAGGGCGAACGCGTCGGCGAAATCACCCTTCTCGATCTTGGCACCGAGAACCGCAACAAGTTCTTCGACGATCATCGGTTACCCTTCTTCGACGCCGCTCGGCGCTCTTGTTCGCGTTGCGCCCAATGCCAGGCGTCGAGTGCTTTGTTCTCTTCGATCACGTCGTCGAAAGAATAGCAGGTTTCGAGGTCTCGGCGGGTCGCGATGCGCTCGAGGATCAACCGCTCGATCGGCCAACAAATCGAGGGGTCGATCTGATCAAGCGTTAGCTCTTCTTCACCGTCGCCGTTTCGGCGAGAGCCTTCGTCACGGCGTCGCGAAGGCGCTCGAAGAAAGAACCATAGTTCGCCTCGAGAGCGAAGAGCACGAGCCGACCAAGCTCGAACGGGTGCCCGGTGAAGATCGTTCCCAGGTTCCGCACGGCGTTCGAGTCGGTGTCGTCACCCTCGGGCCAGCGGCACGACACGCGAGCGAGCAACTCGTTTTGAATCCGCTCGTATTCGTCGGGCTCGAGGTGCTCGAGGAATGCGCCGAGGGCCGCCGCCGCGCCGCCCGACTTGAGCATTGCGATCGCGGGCCCCGCCTTGTTGGTGAGTCGAACGAAGAGCTTCACCGCGCGCACGCCGTCGAGTTGCGGCACCTCGAAAACGGCGCGGCCCTTCGAGGTCTCGAGTTCGATTTCTTTCGTCTGAATCATGTTGTGATCTCCAAAGAGTGAGGGCGGGGCCTTTCGGCCCCGCCCTCGGTTCTACACGAAGATCGAGTTCGCGTCAGTTGCCAGCGTTGAAGATCTCGAGGTTGCCGGTCTCGAAGACCCATTCACGCCCGGTGATCTCGCGAGCGAACTCCACGTCGGCGGGCTTGCGGATCCAGGCGTCGACGGCCGACACGAGCGTTCGGCCGCTCGCGTCTTTCACGAAGAGCGCGCCCGTGCCCGTGTTCGTGAGTTCGTCGGTGCTCATGAGGTTCGAGAGATCGTCGTTGCTCGGCGACGTTTGCATGAGCGTCACCGTCACCGTGCCCGACTTGTCGGCGTTCGCGGCTCGAGCCGCTTCGCCGTCGGAACCGATCGCGAGCATGAAGGAATCGTTGTTGCGCGAGACCTTCACGAATGAACCGTCGAGAACGCCCGTGAGAGTCTTGCCCGCGAACGAAATGAGAACCTTCTTCGCGTTGTAGGTCTTGGTTGCCATGTTTCAGTTTCCTTTCGGGTTGTGAGCGATCGGTTAGACCGTGATCGTTCCGGTGATCGTGATGGCGTGGATCGCTCCCGCGACCTTCGCGGTGAACGAAATCGGCTTGAGCAGGCGCGCCGCCTTGTCGATCGACGCGACGGCCGAAGCGAGCGGAACCGAGACGACGGGCGCGGGGTTGTCGGTGAGGAACCCCGATTGAATGCCCTCGGTCAGTTGCGCGCGAAGCTCGGCCTCGATCGCCGCGATCCCGCGATCGGTGAACGGCACCTTCGCGTTGTTCACGAGCACGTTGAACACGCGCGCTTGAAGCCGCGACTCGAACCAATCGCGGTCGCGGATCACGTCGGCGAACTCACCGGCCGCCGTCTTGCCCTCGGCCGTGATCGAGATCCCGCCGTAGTCGGTGAAGAACATCGCGTTCTTGTTGCGAAGGTTCGTGAGTTGCGTCGCCGTGAGAGCGTCGGAAGTGACGCCCGCGAGCTTGCGAAACTTGAAGGTCACCGAGCCGGGATCGAACGGGAAGGTCGCGCCGAGAAGCGCGGCCGCCGCCGATTGCGCGAGACCCTTGTTCGAGAAGAACACGATCGAGCGGAAGTTGTTCGCGGTCTTCACGGTCGAAGCAACGTCGCTCGAGCCCGAACCGAGAATGTCGCCGTCTTGCGAGGTGAACGCGCCGAACTTCTTGTTCGACTCGACCCACGCGGCCGCCGCGACGATCTCGGCCTTGCCCGCCGTCGAGAGCGTCAGGCCGTACCAGTCGGCCGACTCGAGAGCGATCGCGGCGAGGTCGGTCGCGATGCCAGGATCGACGTGGGTTTGTTGTGCGGTGATCAGCGAGAGGTCTTGCGCGGAAGCGCAGAAGTGCAGACCCGCCGACGCCGCCTTGAGACGAACGAAGGTCGTCTGATCGGTCGCGGTGATCCCGACGGCCGCCGTGTTGATCGCCGAGGTGAGACCCGCCGTGATCTCGGCAACGGTCGCGGTCGAATCGCTCGTGAACGAAGCGGTCGCGGTGAGACCGGCCGGGCCGATCAAATCGACCTTGTAGGTGCGCGAGTTCACCGCCGTCGGCGTCAGGTCGATCTGAAGATCGGGCGCGAGAGCGCGACGACCGATCGCGATCTTGGTGACCTGGGGCGATTGCGCGAAGATCGCGGCCGCCGTGCGGTATGCACCGTCGTTGACGGTGAACCCGTCGTCGATCAGCCCTTGAAGCGACGTGTAGAAGCGCACGCGCTCGGCGAAGCGGGTGTTGTAATCTGCGATCAACGGGGTTCCGAAACCCGGTTGCTTCACGGCCGTCGTGAGAGTGCTCACGTTCACGGTCACAATGTCAGAGAGAGAAGCCATTTGTTCGATCCTTTCAGGTCAACGAGCCGATCCATTCGGCCCTTTCGATGTACGTGGTAGCTTGCTCGCTACCGTCAAGCGTGCGGAAACGAGCCGTGAAAACCGCTCGATCCTGAATCTCAGTTTCTAGCACGGCGGGTGCTCGTTGCACACGGTCGACCGACACGAGCGCGAGCCCCGCCGCGAAAAGGTTCTCGGTCACGTCGTCGCGTTGAAGGTAGCTCGAGGTCGTGCGCGCTCGAGCCCAGGCCGACGAGTTGCCGTGCGGCGTCATGCTGAAGAACTGAACTTCAACGTCGAACTCGAGGTGCTCGTGCTCGCGAAGCAAGATCTCATTTCCCGCGCTCGGCGTCGGGTTATTGATCTCGTGCTCTTCGGCGTGACCGACGGTTGCGCCGTTCGTGATCGCCAGGCGAACGGAATCGCCCGACGCGGGCGAGTCTCGCGACTGATCCGCCCAACGAACCGACGCGCCCGCGATGCCCGAGCCCGCCGCGATTTGAGCTTGAATCGTGTCTTCGATCGTCGACCAATTCGCGATCCCCATAGGTCACCTCGGCTCGAACGGCGCGGCGAGTTTGCGCGCGGTCGCTTCGCAGTATCCCCCGGCCGGGTGCCAGATCTCGACACTTTCGACCTCGAAGTCACCGAGACCGGGCACGGTGAGACGATCTCGAATCGAGAGTTCGACCGAGGTGAGCACGGTCACGTTGTCGTCTCGCTCGTTGAAGCCTTGTCGGTCTTCGCGATCGAGCTTGCGCCCGATGGGTTGCACGCTCGCGCCGGTCGTGAACGTGCTCGAGACCGAGCGCGCGTTTGCCTTGCCGTTGCTCGCGAACGAATCGGTCGCGAAGCGCGTCACCGTGATCGTGTGCGTGAACGCGAGTGCAACGGCACCCGAGAGATCGAAGAGACTCATTTTTTCGATCCTTTCTGAACCTCGTAGGAGATCGAACCGACCATGCGCCCGGTGTCAACGAGCGTGCGAACGGCACCCTTCGAGCCCGGTCGCCGCTTCGCCTCTTTGCGAGCCAGGGTCGCGGGGGCATTGGGAGGCGGGATCGCGGGCCCGCGCGTGACGAAGTTCTTCACGTCGGCCGATGCTTTTTGGCCGATCAACTTGAGCCCGCGCTCGTAGTCTTCGCCGTTGAGAGCGCGCTTCAAGACGCCCTCGAGCGCGCGTGTGTATTCGTCGGCGTGCTTTCGAATCGCGGGCCGAAGAAACGGGCGCGCGGGAATGCGCGACGTGCCGAACTCGTGAATCACGCCGAGTTCGGGATTCGAGAGCCCGTCTTCACGCTTCGCGCTCGAGCCCGCGAGAAGCCCGACCTTCACGATTGGGCGATCGGAATCAATGCGCTTGAGCGCACGTTCGAGGGCCGCTCGGCCCTTCGAGTTCTTTTTGATCGTGACGCGCCCTTTCATGGGGCCTCAAATCACGATCGGGGTTGGCCCCGCCAGGCGGATCAGTCTCGAGAATGCGACGCCGTAGCGTGACCGTGCGAGTTCAGCCGACGCGGCCGGGCTCGAGGCGCTCGCGTATTGCACCGACACCTTGCCGACGGTGATCCCGGTCACCGGGCCCGCCGCGTTGCCGCCCGCGCCTTGCCCCGCCGCGCCGTAACCGTCGGTCTTGAGCAAGTGAGCGGTCAGGTACGAACCCGCGTCGATCGTGAGGTCACCGAAAATGCGATCGTCGACCTGCTTTTCTGCGATCGAAATGTAGAGATCGACCGTGGCGTCAGGAACGCCGTTCGCGACGCTCATTTCAGGCGCGCGATTCCGAACGTCGTCTTTGGTCCAAAGCGCCACGGTCGATCCCTCGAATCACTTCGGCTCGGTGTTGGTCTCGGGCGCGCTCTCGGGCGCGCCGCCGCCGTCGACCTTCGCGCCGGTCGCCGCGATGATCTCGGCGAGGTTCTTCGCCTCTTCGACGGCCTTCTTCTCGTCGGTCTCGTTGGTGATGAACTCGAGATCGCCGTTCTTGAACTTGTGCGCGAGCACGGCCGAGCCGTCGAAGCGCTCGAGGAACGCGAGCGGCACGCGCACGGGCACGCCGGGCGGGAGGGTGTAGCTCTCGCCGCCGACCTCGATCGGGCCGATCATGTGGACGCTCACGGTGTTGTTGCGAATCGAAACGCTCTCTTGCATGTGAAATCCTTTCGGGGTTGGTGGGCTCTTGCGCCCCTTCGAGACTCGAGCGATTTCGAATCTCGAAGGGGAACCGCGCACGCTCTAGACGTGCGCGGCCCCTTCACCCTGGCGAGGTTAGATCCCGTCGCCGTAAGCCATCGTGAGCGGGTAGCGCATGAACACGCCGCCCGCGCGCGCGTGACACTCGATCACGTATTCCATGCCCTGAAGTTGCGGGGGGAACGACTCGAACGGAACCGCGACCGCCCATTGAACGTTCACGGGGCTCGGGTCGTAGGCGACCATGCGAGCCGTGCCGCCCGCGCCCGCCGTGTCGAGAAGCAGCGCGCCGCGAACTTCGATATCGGGGCGTTGCGTCTTGAAGAACGTGAGCACGGTCAGGGTGCCGTCACCGGAACCCATGCGCTTCGAGCTGATCAGGCGGAACCGCGAGTAGGGCATGAGTAGCCGCTTCGGCTTCTCGACTTCCTTCGTCACGGTCGGGATCTGATCGACGATCCCGAACATGTCGCGAAGGATCAGGTCGCTCGTCTTGTTCGCCCACAACGCGCTCGAGCCGGTGCCGTCGGCGGGAACGGTGTAGGTTTGCGCGTTGGTCTGGTTGAAGAGACCGAGCAAGCCGAACTCGGAATCACCCGAGAGGCCGATCGCGTTGAGCTTCTCGTCGATCGCGCGACGAGCCGCCATTGCCTTCATGGCGTCGAGAGGAAGGCCCGCGAACGAAGCGTTGCGGATCTCCTGAATCGAGTAGCCGAAGGAATCACGAACGCTCTTGAGCGTCGCCGTGTATTCCTTCCCGTCCACGTCGACGCGGGGCGAGCCGCTCGCGTAGTTCGCCATGATCTTGGCGACGCCGCGCTTGTCGAACTGCCGGTAGGTGTGGCTTTCCGCGCCGGGGTTGATCGGCTTCACGTCGACGAGTTGACGAACCTCAAGGTCCGCCATTTTGACCTCGTAGAGTTGAGTGTCGATCTCTTCGAGTTGCCGTGAGAAGAACGCCGTTTGAACGGCGTCGAGGTGCATGAACATGGTTTCGTTTCCTTTCAGTTGATCACGAGGATCAGAAGAGTGTTACGGGAGGTTCCATTCGACGAGAACCAGGGCACCCGCCGCCGCGACCGTGCGGAAACGAGCGTTCGTCGCCGCGACCGCCTTCGCGGTGTCGGCGTCTTTGCGAACCTGGCCGACGGCCGGGCTCGAGCCGGTGCCGCCCGCCGCGTTGTAGCGCACGAACACGGGATCGGCGGGAGTCACGGCTTGCTCGGTGAACATCCAGATCTCACCGCGCGAGACGACCGAGCCGGTGCCGTTCGCGGGAATGCCGTTGCCGTTCGCGGTCTCGTGCGAGTGCTCGTAGAGCAGCGCGCCCATGATCACGTCGGTCGAACCGCTCGGGAGCTTCGCGGCGATCTCGGTCGTGCCCGCGCCGCCGTCGAAGACGACCGCGCGGCCGTGCGGGATTTCCGCGCCCGAGTTGTTGCGAACGGTGATCACCTTCTCGAGAACACCGTGCCCGCCCTCGTAGGCGGTTTGCATCGTTGACAGGTAGCTGGTTTGCGACATGGTTTCGTTTTCCTTTCGGGAAAGTTGGGTTGAGGTTTACTTCGCGCTCTTGCCGAAGAACGCGTTGTTGAACTCGGCGCGACGATCGGCCGCGTTCTTCAGGGTCTTCTCGTCGACCTTCACGACGCTCGAGGGCTCACCCTTGAGCTTCGAGACCGCCGTGTTCGCGTCGGTCTTGGTGACGTGATCGAACATGCCGATCACGTAGTCGTCGCTCTTGCCCTCGAGCTTCACGTTCGCGTCGATCTTGGTGATCACCGCGCGCCGAACGGCGAGGTTGTCGAGACCGTCGGTCTTCACCTCGAAACGAGCCGCGATCGACTCGAGCGAAACACGCTCGGTCACGGCCGCCGAGATCGCCTCGGGCTTGGTCGCCTTCTCGAGCTTCTCGGCGAGGGTCTTCTTCTCGGCCTCGAGCGCGTCGGCGCGAGCGATCGCCTTGTCGAGATCGCTCTTCACCTTCGCGGACTCACCGCGAACGGCCTCGAGCATGTCGGCGTTGATCTTGCGTTCCTTCGCGAGCGCTTCGGAAACCTGGGGCGCGACCTCGTAGGTCACGCCGTCGATCGTGATCTTCAGCATTTCAGTTGCCTTTCTTTCGGGCGTGACGCCCTCGGTTTGAGTCTTCATGACTCGAACATCGGTCGAATCTACCTGAACACCGTCGGCCGCGTCCATGATGATCCGCACTTCGGGGCCCGCGCGCCCGACGTTCACGATCGCAACGTGGTTGCCGCGAATGTTTCGTTGAACGAAGTCGTAGGGCTCGGCGTCGCCCGTGAGCGGATCGCGGTACGTCGCGCCAGGCTCGGCCGGTTCGCGATCGCAGAAATAGCCGCACGAAATCTCGCGCTTGCCCGACTCAACGAGCGAAGCGGCGTCGGCGTCGTGAATCATGAGAACCGCGCCGACATAGTTTCGATCGGTCTCGTCGCGCTTCACGTTGCCGACGGTTCCGACGCTCAAGCGCTTCGCGTTCTCGGCCGTGACCTCACCGCCGTTCTCGGTCGGGTGATCGTTCGTGAGCGGCACAAGCTCGAAGCTCGAGAGCGACTCGGGCGCGAACACTTCCTCGGGCAAGCGAAGTTCACGCACGGTCTTACCGTCGGCCGTGAGATACGTGAACACGCCCGTTCGCGTCAGGCGCGCGGGCGCGCGGATCATTCCGTTATCGAGCCGTTGGGCTCGGCCGAAACTCGAACGATCAAGACGACGAACGCGATCCATGATGATCGAAGGATCGAGCTTTTCGACCGCGCGCGCAAGTGTGCGAAACCTAACGGTAAACCGAGAAATCGACCGGGCCCTTTCGATTTCGTGTTGACATCTCGAAGCGTTCTGTTATCTTTCTCTCATGAACAACGCGCTCTTCACCGCTGCTCTCAACGGTCTTTCGAAAATCTCGTCGGGCCCGGATCACACCTTCGCGGTCGTTGGCGGCCGCTTCTTCAAAACCGACCTCACGCACGCGCAAGCGCTCGAGCTTGCCGCGCACCTCAACTCTCTTCCGCACGATCAACAAGTCGCTCACTACACCCTCGGCTGAAAACGAAAGGCGCACACAATGAACTTTCTCAAGACTGAAGAGATCACGACGCTTCGCAACGAACTCGAGCGGCTCGGCTTGCTCGGCCGAGTCGACCTCAACGGGTACGATCCCGCGTGCCTCAACGAAGAGGTGACCCGCGCGAGCGTTCCCGTCGGCAATGACGGGCGCATGTTCGTCGCGTCGGGTGGCGGTAATCACCTCTTCAATTGGTCGTGCGTGTCGGGCGGTTTCAACCGCAACCGCAATCGGTTCGCGCTCGCAACGGGGTTCGCGGTGATCGTCGTTGGTGACCGTTTGAAGCTCACTCGTTGGGCCTAAACGCGCGAAACCAGGGCCCGATCGAAATCGACCGGGCCCTTTCGATTTCGTGTTGACAACTCGAAGCGTTCTGTTATCTTTCTCTCATGAACAACAACAACACTTCCTCTCTCGTTGTCGGTTCCACCTTCACGATCGCGCGCGACTACACCTCGCCGATCGGTTGTTTCTTCCGCGCGGGTCACCGCTTCACGATCGTCTCGATCGGCGAAGTGAATTGTCGGGCGCAAGCCGACATTTGCGGTTCGCTGATTTGGGTCACTCGAGGTGACTTGCGAGACGCCGGGATCGGCGCGTAAGCGACCGAAACCAGGGCCCGATCAAGAAATCGACCGGGCCCTTCACTTTTCGTGTTGACACCTCGAATCATTCTGTTATCTTTCTCTCATGAACAACGCGATCACGTTTCTCGGTTGGACTGACGAAGTTTCGGCGTGCGACTTGTGCGGCAAGACCGGGCTCAAGTCGACGGCCGCCCTCGAGGTCGACGGCGAGATCGTCTATTTCGGGTGTGTGTGCGCCGCCCGCGCGTTGAGCGGTCGCACGGGTGAGAAGTTCAACGCCGCGAAGATTCGTCGCGAGACCGAGCGGGCACACGAAGAGCAGATCGCGTGTGCGCGCGCTTTCGATCGCGGTCTCTACGAGCGCGAATATCAGGCGTCGGTCGAAGCGATCACGAACCTTCGCAAGTCGTCGCCCGAGAATGCGGCCGCCGCGTTCAAGATCGGCCTCAACGGTTTCGGCGGATTCCATGCCGCGCACAAGGTCGGGCCGAACAAATGGGATCGGATCGAGTCGGCCGACTTGAACGCGGTTGTCGAATGGGTCAAGGTGCGCGCATGAGCGAGCATGACGAAGTGTTCGTGTTCGGTCGCTGGCGTCGACGTACCGACGCGGTGATCCACGTGTTGAGCGAGCGGGATTGGTCGGGAAAGCGCGGGCCGAAGCTCGAGCTTTCGAGCGAGCCGCGCCAGGGCATGAGCGGGCCTTACGTGATCGTTGCTCGCAAGGGAACGGCGCGCGCCGAGTTCTACGGTTTCGAAGATCCTCACGCGGCAATCAACGCAATCAGGAAGGCGATCGAATGAAGCTCCCGTTCACGTACCGAGAAGCGCTCGAGGTTCTCTCAGATCGGGCGCGTGAGAAGGTCTTCGCGTTTCAGGCGATTTCCCAGGCGTGCGAGAAGATCCGCGCACACTTCAAGCTCGAGCCGCACGAACAAGCCGCTCTCGACAACGCGACGCGTGAGCTTCGGATCGCGCTCGGGTATGAGGTCGATCGGCTTTCGGCCGACCCGAAGAACCCGCCCGCGCCGATCCTCTCTCACGCGTTCGCGCTCGTGTTCTTTCGTCGAGACTAGTCTTCGAGCAAGCCCGCAAGGTCGGGCTCGGCGTAGCAGCGGCACAACACGGGCTCGCCCGGTGTCTCACCGTCGGGCGGATCGTTCCAAGCGAACGCTTCGCCGTCTCGCGCCTCGTGCTCTTCACGAACTCGGTTGTCGTGCATCGTGCGCCATGTGAAGCGCTCGATCCCGAGGTCGCCCTGACGAACTCGGTTGAGATCGCCGAAGAACTTTCCCGCCTGATCGCGCGCGATCAATTCCGCGCGTGATTGAGCGACGCCGTAGCGCTCTTCTACGATTCCCGCGAGTTCTTCCCAGCGGGCACCGTCGGCGAGTTCACGCTTCAAGTTCGTCTCGAGGTCGTCGAAGAACCGCGTCGGGATCGACTTGATCAAGCCGACGTTCTCGGCCGTGAACTCGTCGATCGATTTCTCGAGCCAGGGTTCAGACCCAACCACGTCAACACCGACGGCCGCGCGCAACGAGCGGTTGAGTTGCGTCGCGTGAAAGCGCTCGATCTCTTCGGCGACCGGGCGCACGAGCGAGGTCATTCGTCGACGCGACCATTTCGAAAGAAACTCGGTTTGAATCTCGTCGAGAGTGTTCCCGATCTCGTCGGCGTCGGTGCGAACGCTCGTTGCGATCTTCGAGGTGTTCTCGGCGAGAGCCTCGAGCTTCGGCACGAGCTTCGCGCGCACGAGCGCGAGAGCGTCGGCGAGAAGTTTCCCGCGCAACGCGCGCGAGTAGCGCCGAGCTTGCGCCGTCGGAAGCGCCATTTTCGGAAGCGCTACGCGCGCGCGTTGTGCGCCGCCCGCTTGCACGAGTGCCTTGAATGCGCCCCGATTCATCATGTCCATTTGCCCCGCTTAGGAGTGAACCCGAGCGCACCTCGGCTCGAGCCTGACGGAAACCGCAACGGCGGGCCACGATACACGACCCGCTCATTCGAGCGATCAGCGATCACGAGCAACCCGAACGTGAGAGGAATCAAGACGCCGTTCGGTGAAACGTTTTGGTTGTAGACGAGAGCAGGCGCGCCGAACGTGACCGGGATCTTGAACCCGCTCGGCGAGACCGTAGCGATCGAGGTGACCGAGGGTGACCCGAACGCGACCGAGATCGAAAGCCCATTCGGCGAGACGTTCACCGAGCCGGGCGTGATCGACGGGCGGCCGAAGTTGAACGGAATAGCGAGCCCGTTCACACTGACGTTGCTCGGCGCGATCGTGTTGTTGCCAACCGTCGGCGAACCGAAGCTCACCGGGATCGCAACGCCGTTCGGCGCGATGCTCACCGAGCCCGGTTGCACCGTCGGCGAACCGAAGCTCACCGAGATCGCAACGCCGTTCGGTGAGATCGAAGCGGTCGCCGTGATCGTTGGCGTGCCGAGCGTGCGCGGAATGAGCACGCCGTTCGGCGCGATGTTCACCGAGCCCGGTTGCACCGAGGGCGCGCCGAACGCGAGCGGGATCGCAACACCGTTCGGCGAGACGTTCACCGAGCCCGGTTGCACCGAGGGCGCGCCGAGCGTCACCGCGATCGCAACGCCGTTCGGTGCGATGCTCACCGAGCCCGGTTGCACCGAGGGCGCGCCGAACGCGAGCGGGATCGCAAGCCCGTTCGGCGAGATCACGATCGGTTGCGTGACCGAAGGCGAACCGAAGCTCACCGGGATCGCGAGACCATTCGGCGAGACGTTCACCGAACCCGGTTGCACCGAGGGCGCGCCGAGCGTCACCGCGATTGCGAGACCGTTCGGCGAGACGTTCACCGAGCCCGGTTGCACCGTCGGCGAACCGAAGGCGATCGGGATCGCAAGCCCGTTCGGTGAAACGGTCGCGGTCGCTGACACGCCAGGCGCACCGAGCGTCACCGCGATCGCGAGACCATTCGGCGAAACGGTTACGTTGCTCGCGACCGTTCCGAAAATACCGTCACGAAAAACGTTCTCGGCCGCTTGTGCTGATCCACCGTCGACACGACCCGTAAGCAGATCGACGCCCGAGCGCGCAACAAAGCGCCGGGTGAGTCGACCCGCGTTCGGATTGCGAAACGGGATACCCAAGGATCAGCCCTCGGCGGTCTTGACCGCTCCCGTCACGATGCCCGTGTTCGTCGCCGAGCACAACACCGCGAATGCGAGGCACGCACCCGCGACGACTTGCGGCAACCCGGTTGCGCCGAAGTCGAAGGTTTGGCCGACGTTCGCGATCATCATGGGCGCGTTTTGAAGCCGCTTCATGAGCGTCACGCCGAAGTTTCCGGCCGTGAGGGTCGACGCCGCGAGCGTGACCGATTGCACCGAGCGAACACCCTTGTCGCCAGCTTGCAACGTGATCGGGATCATTTGACCGATCACCGTGGTTGCGACGATCGCCGCCGAACCCGTGCGCCCCGCCGTTCCCGCTTCGTTCGTGTAGCTCACGGTTGCGGTCGTTGCCGTTGAGCCCGTCGCCGCGTAGAACTCGAGCCACGCCTCAACGTCTTCGCCCGTCGTGTAGCGGGTGAGAGCGGCCGAGTTCACGGTTTGCGCAGTCGTGACCGTGCCCGAGAGCGTCGACGTGTGGACAAGACGATCGTAGAGAATGAAGTTGCCGATCGTCGCGCCCGCAAGCTCGAGCGCCGCCAGGTAAGCCAGGTTTGCGCCGTCCGGTGAGGTCCACGGCAACGCGCCGACGGTCGTGTTATTGCACGCCGCGCCCGCCGCCGTACCGGGAGCCGAACCCGCGCCGGGCAAACCGGCCAGGGTCCAAAGCGAGTGAAACGAACCGGCCGCCTTGCTCGTTGCGCTCACCTTGTAGAACGGTCGAACTTGCTTCGAGGCCGCGATCAATCCGTCGAGAGTCGAGATCGCCATGTCAGATCACCGGGGTTGTGAGAGTGTCGGCGAGTTCGCGCAAGCGCTTCGCCAGCGCTCGAGCCGCAACGGGTGTGAGTTCGACGCCGTGCGTGATCGAGAACTGAATTCGCACGCGACCTCGAACGATCGCAACTTCGATCGTGTTCGAGGTCACCGAATCGAGGATCGGCAAGTGTTTCGTTTTCGGCATGGCGTCGGTTCCTTAGAACGTGGCGAACGCGTTGATCGAGGCGAGAGCTTCCCAGGCGGCCGCTTCGGTCTCGTCGAGAAGACCGACGACCGGGCGCAAACGCCAGCGAGAAACGAAATCGCTCGCGCCCGAGACCGCGCGAATGTTGTCGGAACGGGCGGCCGCAACGAGGGCCGCCGCTTCGACCGAGCCGAACTCGGGCGCGATGGGGCCGACCTCGGCGTTCATGGATTCGACGAAAAGCCAGTAGGGAGCGGCCATGTGATCACCCGACCTTCAAGATCTTGTTCGCGCCGTTATCCCACGCGATCACGATGTTACCGCCGTTCGTCGCGACCGGGAGCCCCGACGCAACGGAATCGATGAAAGCGATCAGGGGCGAAGTCGCGGCAACGCCCGTGTCTTTGTAGAGCACGAGACCAACGACGGTCGAACCCGCCGCAACGGCCGTGAACGTCACGTCGGCCGCATCGAACACGCCCGCCGTGACCGTCGGCGTCGTGAGCGTTTGAGGTGTGCCGACAACGCCGGTCACGCTCGAGAAGAATTGGTGAGCCGCGCTCGGCGTGTAAGCCGAGGTCACCATTGCGACCTTGATCGTGTCGGTGTCGAAGTCGATCGAGGGGTTCAGATCGAGAAGCGAGTTGAGAAACTCGGTGTAAACCACGTTTGCCATGACTTGCGTCCCTTACTCGGCGACGTTCGCCGAAGAGATCGCCGCGTCGATCGCGGCTTGGTTGTTGGTGAGGATCGTTTCGCGCGCGTTCGCTTCGACGTTCGAGAGCTTCGCGTAACGCGAGGTCAACCGCGCGATCACGGGCTCGAGCGTGCGGCATTCGTTCACGCTTCGGGCGGCCGAGTAGCGTTTCACGAGACGAACGGCCGCGATCGTGAGCGCTTCGGTCTCGGTGATCGCGGGGTTTTGCGCGGCCGCGAAAGCGGCGAGAGCGTCGATCAACGCGTCGATTTTGGGGTTCATGGATCAGGTTTCCTTCGCGCTCGGTGGCGCGGGTCGCGGGGTTGAGGGTTGCTTCGGTTGCTCGGGCGCGCCGGGCTTGCCGCCGATCCCAGGCGCGATCACGGGCGCGGGCGGTTCCTTCGGCTGAAAGTTCTCGGGCCCGATCAGGTCGCTCGCCTCTTGATCGGTCAGGCGGAACGCGATCCGAACGATCGCAAGCGCGCTCTCACGCGGGATCTCTTCGGCGTGGTACGCGCGCACGACCTCGATCAACGAGGTGACTTGCGCACCATTCATCGCCTGATCTTGCACCTTGGGCGCGCCGCCGCTCGAGGGTGCGCCGGGTGCGCCGCCCATCGCAGGCGCGCCGGGTGCGCCGCTCGAGCCCTCGGGCGCGGTCTCACCGGGCTTGACTTGGATCGGGTTGCCCTCGGCGTCGACCTCGCGAGTCACACCCTCTTCGTCGGCGAGGTCGCTCGCTTCGTTCTCGGTCTCGTTGTCGTCGTCGATCGAGGTGTCGACCGAGAACTTGTCGCCGCCGAACCGCGCCTTTCGCACCTCGTCGGCCGAGACGACACCGTTCGTCAGGTAGACCTGATCGGCTTGCGCGATCGTCTGACGCGTTTGGGCTTGCTCTTGCTCGCTCGGTTGCCACAACGGCCGGAATTCGACGCACCAATTATCGGCCTCGATTCCCTTCGTCGGGCCCTTCTTCGAGAGCATGAGCAAGCGAACGAAACGCTCGAGCGGCTTTTTCAAGATCGCGTTTTGCTGGCTCGCAATGAAGTCGTAGAAAATGCGAATGTCGCTCGCGCCCGTGGCGTTCAACCCGGCCGGGCTTTGGCCCATGAGCACGGTCACCGGGATTCGCGTTGCGGCCGCGAGACGTTGCGCGAAGCGATCGAGAAGATCGGCAAGACCGCTGATCGGCGTCGGCTTGCGCTCGAAATCTTCGCTCTCACCGTCGAGAGCGATCCCGCGCAAGACCGAGCGCGAGAGATCCATGATCTCGAGGCGCTTCTTCACCACGTCGGCGCGATCACCCGCGATCGCTTCGGCGAGACCTTTGATCTTGAAGACCGCTTGCGCGAAGTCTTCAACGAGCGCGTGCGCGTTCTCGTGCGCCGTGTCGAAGTTGCGAACGACCTTCCACACGAGATCGAACACCGAGTCACCGAACCCTCGGTTCGCCTGCTCTTGCAAGCGCGAGATCGACGGGCCTCGGAAGTGAAGAACACGCGAAGCGTGAACGCGCTCGAGCCCGAGCGCTTTCGGCGCGACGCTCAACACCTTCGGGTGGATCGAATACATGGCGGGCTCGCCATAATTCCGATCGCCAGGCGCGCCGACGAACTCGAGAACCGAGACCTCGGAAGGATCGAAGACCGTGAGAAAATCGATCGAGCGAATGGCGTTCTCGTTGAGCGGCTTCGAGAGATCCGTTGCGCCGTCTTGTGCGCCCATGAGCGCAACCGCGCCGCCGAACGCGCGGGTCTTCTTCGCGAGATCGAGCAACTTCGAATCGACCTCGAGATCGTCGAGAGCAGAAACGATCGCTTCGCTCTCTTCGTGGCCCTCGGGAATCTTGATCTCGAACCCTTGCCGCAACATTTCCTCGGCGGGCACGTCGACGATTCGGGCGGCCGTGTCGCTCGCTCGATAGATCGAGAGCGCGTCGGCATACGAGAGCGGCTCGGGAACGGGAATGTGTGACTCGCGCTTGTCACGAGTCTTCGAGCCCAACGCCGTGAGAACGTTGTTCCACCCGTCTTGACGTGCGAGCGAATCGCCTCGAGCACGATCGTTTTTGCTTGACTTGCGAGCCATGAGCCGAAGCTACCACGCACGCACGCGAGCGAAAAAGAGGAAACCCACCGAAGCGGGCGCGCTCGGTAGAACACGCGGCACTCGAGGCTTGCGCCCAACCATGCCATGCCCTCGCGATTTCTAGCCCCGCACGCGTGTCGCGGGTTACGCCCCGGCCGCCCTGCTAGTGGGTCCGCGCTCGAGGGTATCTCGTAGCGGCACCCTGGCGCAAGCTCTCGCGCCGAGCGCGTGCGGCGTCGCGTCGGTGCTCTCGAGGGTTTAGCCTGACGCAAGCGCTTCGAGGCGCGCCAGGTTCGAGCGCGTGAGGTAGCGGTTGATCGCGTAGGCGAGCATATCGATCCCGTCGTCGTGTCGACCTCGAGGGAATGCGGCCGCCTCTTCGATCAACGGGTCGACCCACGGTTCAGAAAGCGGGAGATAGAGATCGCCCGCCTCGAGGCTCGAGGTCGCCGCCATGATGCGCGCTTCTTTCCCGCCGTCGGGCTCGATCGGAATCACGCCCGGTAGCTCTTGCTTCAAGAGTTCGATAATCGCCGAGCCGTTCGCCTTGTCTTCGATCGCGATCTCGATCGGTTTCCAGACCGCGCGCAAATCGCGGATCGCTTGAAGGGTCTCGGTGAAGCTCATGCGATCCCAACGCATCGCGAGCAAATAGAGCTTCGGCCCCTTGCGACCGACGACACCGATCGCGACACGATCGCTCGTTTCCGTTTTCTTGAACGCGGCGTCGGTCACGATCGCGATCATGTCGAAGCGTGTCGGGAGCGTGACGCATTCGAACCCTTCGCGCGCGACCTCACCGGGCCGCAAATAGCGACGGGTGAACCAAGCGCGTTTCAGCAAGCCGCCCTCGGCGGGCGTCGGTTTCTGATCGTGTTGTGCCGCGTACCCGTAAGGGCCGAGGTCTTTTCGCGCTTGCGCGAGAACCGCTCGAGAGAACTTCGCGGGAAAGAGAAGTTCGCCCGCTTGCGTGCGCGGGTCTTGCCAGATCACCGAGCCGTCATGCGCGCGCACGATCGAGCGCTCGAGCGGGTTGAACTCGCTCGGAAGGTTCAAGTGTTGAAAGCCGCCGCGCCGAAGGATCTCGCCCGAGAGATCCTCTTCATGCAACCGTTGCATGATCACGACGCGGATCGCGGTCGCCTGATCGTTGAAGCGCGAAGACATGGTTTCGAAAAACCAACGGTTCGCCTTCACGCGTTCAACTTCCGAGTATGAGTCGTCGGCCGAGATCGGGTCGTCTACGACGAGAGCGTTCGCGCGGTAGCCCGTACCCGAGCCGACGCTTGTTCCGGTGCGCGCGCCGCCGAGCGTGTTCTTGTAGAACTTTTTCAAGTTCTGATCGTCGGCGAACTCCCAGGTAACCGCGCCCTCTTCGCTCGAGCGAAAGTGTCGAATGTACCATTCACTTTCAACGAGCGTGCGCGTTCTCACCGCGTCACGCGTCACGAGCCCGAGTTCATACGAGCCGAAGATCGAAGACCAACGAGGGTCGCGGGTCCAAACCCACGCGGGCCAAAGCACCGACACGATCAAGCTCTTCGCGTGACCGGGCGGAATGTTGATCAGCAACTCTCGAATGCGCCCGTCGCTCACCGCTTGAAGGCACGTACACAACGCGTCTAGGTGCCAATTCCACACGATCGGCGCGGGATCGACGTATTGCCAGGCGCGCCGAACGAAAAGCGCAAACGATCGCCTCATGCGCTCGCTCGAGAGCCGCAAGAGATCAACTTGATCCAGGGAAACCGGGGGCATACGCGCGACCCTACCGCAACGCGCCGCGTCGGTCGATTTTCGTTCGATTAGGTGTTGACACCTTGAATCGTTCTGTTATCTTTCTCTCATGAACGCAAACGCCGCGACCGACACGAAGACCGCTGAAAAGAACGCTCTCATTTCCGCCGCGATCCTGGCGCACAAGGCGGCCGGGCTCTCGACTCGAGAATCGTTCGATCGAGTGCTCGGCGCGGGCGCGTTCGAGAAGTTGGCGGGCGAGATCTACGAGACCCTTCGCAACAAGTGACCTGAAAGGAACGAACAAAATGAGCACGGCAACCGAAGCGGTGATCGTCACGAAGAGCGCGGGCACGATCCGCGTGAAGTTCGAGAACCTCGAGCCCGCGTGCGCGGTTCGTGGTTGGTTCTTCACGGGCAAGGTGAAGCGCGCGGTTCGGCTCCCGATCAAGCCCGAGATCGACGGCGCGCCTTTCGTGACCGGGCTCAACGGGCCCATGTTCGAGGCCCCTGGAGTCGTGCGCTACGAAGAGACCTGACCGCTCGAGCGGGCTCGGAAGAAATCGACCGGGCCCGCTCTTTTCTTGTTGACACTCTCACCCGACCCGTTATTATTCCCTCATGACCAACGCGATCGCGACGACGATTCTCGAGCAACTCGGCGGTAACCGATTCCTCACCATGACGGGCGCGAAGGGCTTGCTCGATACCGGGCGCGGGCTGCAAATGAAGCTCCCGACGATCTCGCGTGCGTCGTGCATCGTGATCACCCTCGAGGCCGACGATACTTACACCGTGCAAGCCTATCGCGGGCGCGGGCTCAATATGTGCGCCTACGGTGAGCCCGTGAGCCAGGTCTACGCGGATTCGTTGCGCCGCGTGTTCGAGGATCTCACCGGCCTTTACACGAAGCTCTAAGCGAGCGAAATCAGGGCCCGATCGAGAAATCGACCGGGCTCTTCGATTTCGTGTTGACAACTCGAAGCGTTCTGTTATCTTTCTCTCATGACCGACACGACCGACAAGGTTTTCGCCCGCCGCTTGATCGACGTGAACCCCGCTTCGCCCATGACCGAGGTTCTCTATCGCTTGCTTCCCGCGCTCTCGAAGAAAGGCGACCTCGAGGGAATGCGCCGTTTGTGGAAGGCGATCGCGATCGAGTTCTCGGCTCTTTGGCCGAACGCGAACCCTAAGCATGAGAGCAATCTTGAGATCTACGAGACCGAATCGGGCGAGCGTTACGTTCACCCTTACGAAACGACCTTTCGGCTCGGGTGGCACGTCTACAGCGATCTTGTGAAGGTCGTGTTCACCGGCCGCAAGGTGCGCGAATGGGATTCGGCCGCGCTCGGTGGCGGGCGCATGGTTACCGTGCGTGAATCCTGGCACGATGAAACGGCCGTTCACGCGGCTTTCTTGCGGATCCTGGCTCGGTTCTACGCGTGAAGGTCGATTGCTCTTGTTGCTCGAGGTCGGCCGAATGGGGCGACCTCGAGCTAATCGGGCACGGTGATCGCGTCGACGACCCGACCGACGAACTTCACGATCAAAAGCTCGAGTTTCGAAATTGCGAGTGTGGGTCGACGCTCGCTCGTTGGGTTCAGGCGGGCGAGGGCGGGTCGTCGTCGTAACCGAGGATCACGAGCGCCATGAAGAACGCGACCGAGAGCGCGATCATTTCGGGCTCACGATCTCGGCGTCGACGATCTCACCCTCGGCGTCATGCGTGACCGCTTTCAAGGCGAGGGTTTCGAATTGCTCAAGCTCGGCGTCGGTGAGCCTCGAGGGATCCAGGCGGGCGAGCGGCATGTTCACGTTTGCGGTGAGTTCAACGCTCGTGCTCGAGGGCGCGCGCCCGTTGCGTTGCTCGGCCAACCAAAGAGCCGCGTCGAGTCTCTCGCGAATGGTGGGCCCGATCAGCGGGATCAAGGCCGCGCTCGAGGAATCCTCACCGGGCGCGGGCTTTCGAGCGGGTGCGCTGACCTGACCTCGCATGACGTTCGCCGCGAACACGTAGCACTCGATCGCGTTCTCGCCGAGCATTTGATCGAGCATGTTCCACATGGGCGAGCGCGACCCGTTGCGCCCGCTCGGGTTGAGCCTCGAGCCCTTCTGAATCTGACCCGTGCGCGGGTCTCGAATGATGCGCTGATCTGGCGAAGACATGGTGAGCGTGAATTTACGGGTGAAAATTCGCCTTTGTCAATTCGAAAATCGAAAACGGCGGTTTCCCGAAATCTCGGCCGCTACCTACTACTACCAATGATCCTCTTTCTCTCTTGACATATAGAAAGAAGTGATGATATTGATCTATAGATCGCGCGCGTTAGTTGGGAAACTGCCGTTTCCGAATTTCTCGGAATAAAACGAGGTCGAAAAATGGAAAAACAACCGCTTCAAATCCTCTTGTCTCACCCCGCGTTCGACTGGATCCAGCGCTACGCCAGGATTCGAAAAATCGACGATCTCTCGCTGGCGTTCGAGAGCTTGATCAACAAGGTTCGAGCCGAGACCGAAGGATTCGACTTCGCCGAGCCCCACGGGCAAGCCCTCGTGCGCGATGCGCTCGCGAGGTGCGGCGCGTTGACGGTCGCGGGGCTCGTGCGTGAAACGGGGCTCTCAACGGTCACCGCGCGCCAGTATGCGCGCAAGCTCGAGGCACTCGGTCACGCGAAGGGCGGGAAGTTCGAGAAGACCGCAACCAACTTCGCGGAAGCGATCGAACTCACGATCGCGGGTCGAAGGATCTGGATCAGCCGAATCAAAGATCCTGAAGAGCGGGCGATCCAGGAAATGAACGCAGCTGACCTCGAGAACAAAACGTGAGCCTCGAACTCGACTCGGAAACGCTCGAGCTTCTCGGGTACGGTGAGCCCTGGCCCGTTGCGAGCGCAATCGCCTACGACCTTCGAGCGCATGACCTCGAGGTGAAACGCGTTGCGGCCGCCGACGCTCGAGCCCCACGGTTGAAGCGGTCGACGATCGAGCCCTGCAAAGGGTGCGGTCGCGAATTCGATCACCGTGGCACGGGCAAGGGTTGGTTGCGCTCGTATTGCTCGGATAAATGCCGCGTGAGGTTCCACAACCGCAAGGCGACCGAAGCGCGCGCCGTCGAACGCCCGTCGACGTGCCTCGAGTGTGGCAAGCCGATCCAGGGTGCGCCGAAGCGCGCCGACGGGCGCGGGAATCGGCCGAAGCGCTTTTGCGGCTCGAGGTGCGCCCGAAAGGCGAAGCGCACGTTCGGAAGATCGAGGCCGACACCGAGGGGCACGTTTTCGACGTGTTCGTGAGCTTCTACTACGAGGATCGCCGCGAATGGGTCTCGCCGCTCAATGTGCGCGAGTTCAACGGCACCCTCGGCTATGGCGACTGAAAGGCGAACCGTGCGCGCTCTTTACCTCACCGCGTTTCTCTTCGTGGCGTGTGGCCCGCTCGAGCCCGAGATCGAGCCGCCGCCGCTTCCCTCGGTCGTGATCGGCGAAACCCCGAACGGCGTCGACGTGCTCGAGCCCGGTCATTACTTGCACCTTTACCCTGGGCTTTGCGTCGTGTTAGAGCGTGACGCCGAGGGGTTCATTCGAAAGTGTTTCAACTTCTACCCTGACCCGTGCGTGCCGACCGATCCGCGCGCGTGTCGTGCCTTCACGATCGGTTCGAGGTGAACAAATGGCTCACGACAAGGTGATCAAGGCTCTCAAGATCTCGACTCGCACGGTTGACGACATGTGCCACGCGAACATGCGGATCACGTTCTCGATCGAGACTGACGAAACGCAAGAGCTTCGCTACCGCGAGTTGATCGAGAGCGGCCGCAACCGCGCCGACGCGATCTCGAAGGTCTTCGCCGCCGCGATCGAGTTCGTCGACCGAGAGATCGCGCCGTGAAGCCGCTCGAGTTTTGCTCGGCTCGGTTCGCGTATCACCTCGGCTCGAGCGCGGGCGTTCTCACGTTCGAGGTCGCCTATTGCTCGCTTTCGCCAGGGCACCGAGGCGTTCATTGCTTCTACCCTGGCAAGCGAAGCGAGAAGATCAACCGCCTTGCGAACCTCGTGTTCGAGCACGAGAACGAAAAGCGCGCGAAGCTCGAGGCCGAAGAGCAGCGCAAGATCGAGCGTCAGAAGAGGAAGAACGAAACCTTCGGCTTTCGCTACAACAACCCCGATGCATTCAAGAGGAAGAAATGAGCTACGTTCTCAAGATTCGCACGCGTGACACGAAGCTCCCGAACCGCTTCAACACGATCTCGGCCGTCGGTAAGGCGAGCCCGACCGAGTTTGAGATCGTGTTCGACATTCGCGAACTCGCGATCGCCGCGTACAACGAAGCGAAGAGCAAGCGCAAGCCGGGCGACGAGATCGATCTGACTTATCACGAGTTGCTCGGGAGCGTGTGACATGCGAACGATCAAGGTCCTGATCAGCGGGCCGCACGCGTCGGGTAAGAGCACGCTCGCGAAAGAGATCCTCGCGAAGATCAATACCGACGAGATCGGCGTGCTGCTCAACGTCGACGAGGTGATCGCTCTCTCAACGAACGTTGAGATTGACGAGACTCAAGACGGGCTCGATCTCAACCGCGAAGGTCGCGTTCGGATTCGCTGACCATGCGCTACGCGTTCAAGGTGTACGCGCGAGAACTCGAGCGCTGGCCCGAACTCGCGTGTCACCCGGTCTCGCTTCGTGGCGCGTGGGCTTTCGTGCGTCACCTCGAGCGGTTGAACGCGATCGGTCGATCGTTGATCGGCCGCCCGCTCGTGACCTCGATCAAGCGCAATCGCTCGTGTGACAAGCTCCACACTTCGATTGCCGACCTGCAAACGCGCGGGTCGTTGCGCTTCGGTCGCCTCGAGCTTGACCCGTGCGCGACCTGGCTCACCCTGGCGCACGAATGCGCGCACGTCGTCGAATGGGTCGAACGAAAGAACGACCTTCACGATCACGCGTTCGAGCGTCGCGTGAGCGAGATCGCCGGGTGGATCGAACTCGGCGACTGGCACGTTCGAGACCTGGCCGAAGTTCTCTAGTTGACACTCTCACCCGAAGAGTAGTAGCAAAGGCACCATGAGCACCGAAACGAAGTGTGAGGTCGCGGGCTGTAACGAGGGGGCGCGAGCAAAAGGCATGTGCTCTCGTCACTACATGCAAGATCGCCGAGGTCGGCTCGGAAAGAGCCGCTCGATCTCGAAGCCCGGTGAAGGCGCGACCGTGAACTTCACTCTCTCTCGCGACGGCAAGGCGGCCGTGTTCCTCGAGGCCCGCAAGGCGAAGAAGAGCGCGAGCGAGTTCGTTCGCTCGATCGTCGAAGCGCACGTCAAGACGACCCTTGACGCCGTGCGCTCGAAGCGTGAGGCTCGTCGCTCGTCGAAGTGAGCCGCCCGCCCATGACCGATCAAATTACGCTCGCGCTCTTCGATCACGAGCGCGATAATCAGCCGAAGCCGATCGCGCTCCCGTGGGAAGACCTCACCGCGCTTTTGCTTCACCACGATCGCCGCCCGTCGCTCCCGTGCCCGAGGTGTGAAGGCGCGGGCACCGGGTGTGATGCGTGCAAAGGCACGGGCTCAACGGATTCGGGCAAGAGCGGGCCCGCGTGGGTTCCGGCCGAGTTCAAGCCAGGCTCGAAGCGTCTCGCGGTGAACGTCGAACGTGTGACCGTTGGCGTGTTCGATCTCGACGAGAGAGCGCCCAAAGAGCCGATCGATCCCGAGACCTTCGGCCGCGTGCTCGAGTCGATCGAATCGTCAGGCGTCGCCGCCGTTGTGCATTCAAGCTACCGCTACAACCCCGAACGCCCGAAGTGTCGAATCGCGTTCAAACTCTCGCGCCCGTTGCTCCCGGCCGAGAACGTGCCGTTTCGAGCGGGTGTCGAAAAGCGGTTCGGCTTCTACAACGACCCGAGCACCAAAGATCCCGCGCGCCTCTATTACCTCCCGGCCGCGCCGCCCGACGCGTTGACGTTCGCCGCGACGACTGACGGAACCGCGCCGCTCAACGTCGACGAGATCTTGACCGAATCGCGCGCCTTGCTGATCACCGCGCGGGCGAGCGAGATCGCCGACTCGAAGATCGCCGAAGCTCGAGCCGCCGCGCACGCCGCGCACGATCAACCCGTCGATCTCGAGCACGTTCGCAAGCTGCTCTCGAGCGCGGGCGGGCGAAACGCCGACCTGATCAAGCGCGCTCTCAAGGGTGAGCAACTCGCCGAAGAGGGTTCGCGCGACGACACCTTGAACCGCTTGTGTGCGGCCGCACGCTTCGCGGTTCCGCCGACGATCCCGACGGGTGTACTTCTCGCGATCCTGGCCGAGAGCGTCGGTCGATTCGAGCGCAAGATCCTTCCCTCGGGCGAACTCGAAGATTGGCACGAAGAGGCCCGAAAGAAGCTCGATCGCGCGCTCGAGCGTCGGATCGCTCACGACGCCGCGCGAGCCGCAACAAATGAGGAAATCTTCGGTCGACTTCGCGCCGAGGCCGCTCGCTCGGGTCACATTCCCGATCGGGTCGCGACCTCGAACACGCCGACGGGCGACGCGCCAGGAAGTTCGGAATCGCTCGAGACCTCGGCCGCGCCGACGGTGATCGGGCCCTACGAAGAGAGCGAGCTTGCCGAATGGGCTCGGGCTCAACGGTGCGTCGACGTTCTCGACTTCCAACGCCGATGGATCATCGCGCGGGCTGATTCGTTCTACATTTTCGTTGAGGGTCGCTACCTCCCGCCGATCCCGCGCTCGAACCTCGAGCATTCGATCGTGCGTGACCTGGCCCGCGCTCCCGTTTCGCTCTTCGCGACCGATCAGCGGGGCAATACGCGAATGCGTGAGGTGCGCGCGATCCTTCACGACTATTCGACCGTTGCGCGTCAGGTAGAAGCGTCGCTCTCGCTGCAACGAAGCTACTACGAGCCGACCTCGCAAACGTTCTTCGAGGCGACGACACCAATCCGCCGACTCGAGCCGCGCTTTCACGAGCAAGTCGACATGTGGCTTCGCTTGCTCGATCCCTCGTTGCGGTTGCTCGATTGGGTCGCGACCGCTTCTCGTCTCGATCGTCAGTCGTGCGCCGTGTATCTCGACGGGCCGGGCGGAATCGGGAAAACGCTTCTCGCGTCGGGTCTCGCTCGCCTTTGGACAACGGGCGGGCCGAGTGAGCTTGCGCGCGTTCTCGACGGATTCAACGAGTCGTTGATCGCGTGTCCGCTCGTGCTGGCCGACGAAGCGCTTCCTACGCGCAAGGGAATCACGGCCGAGCTTCGTCGTTTCATCGGGTCGACGAAACGCACCCTGAATCGAAAGTTTCTCCCGACCGCACCGCTCGAGGGTGCCGTGCGCGTGATCATCGCGGGCAATAACGATCGGCTTCTCGACACGGGCGAAGAGCTTTCGGCGAATGACCTCGAGGCGATCGCGAGCCGCATCTATTACTTGCGATCCGACAACCGGCCGAAGGAATACCTCGAGAGCATCGGCGGGCCGCCGACGATCACTCGCTGGATCGAGCACGACATGATCGCCGAACACTCGCTTTGGTTGCGAGCGAATCGCACGGTCAACGAGGGCGCGCGTTTTCTCGTCGAAGGCAACGCCAGCGAGTTTCATCGACACCTCGCAACGGGCGCGGGTATGGCGTCGCTCGTGTGCGAATGGCTCGCTCGCTACCTGGCCGACGTTGCGCCGATCCCGACACCGCTTGTCATGTTCGGCTCGGGCGAAGTGTGGGTCAACACCGAAGCGCTCGCGAAAGAATCGCATTGGTTGCGCTACGTGCCTTCGGTCAAAGTGCCGACGGCCGCGCAACTCGGCCGCGCGTTGCGCTCGCTCTCGCACGAGGGCGCATCGGCAATCGTTCAAGGCAAGTCGATCACGTTCCACCGAATCGACGCGGGCTTGATCCTGAATTGGGTTGAGCGACTTCAGATCGGCGACGTTGGCGCGATTCGCACGAAACTTCACACCGAGAACTCGGTAATCAGCGAGAGGAAAGAAGCTCATGAGTGATGATAACAACAAGCCCGCTCGGCTCATGGAATCGATCAAGGTGATCGCGAGCGAAATCACGGTAGACGATCGGCCGAAAACCGCGATCGTCGTCGTGCTCGAGAATGAAGAACTCGGAACCGCGATGATTCTCGACGAGGATCAGGCGAGCGCGTTGATCGAGCAAATTCGAAACGCTCGAGACTACGCGATCAAGGCGAACCTCTCACGCAACGCGTTTCCCGAGGCCCGCGCGTGAGTTGCATCGTGCGCAAATGTCGACGCGGAAAGCGCTCGAGCGAGTTTTGCTCGCACCATTGGCGCATGGTGCCCGAGCGCTCGAGGCGCGCGATTATTCGCGGTGAGTCGCAAGCCGAGCAACTCGCCCGCGTGCAAGTTGAAGCGGCCGAGCGCGAAGACCAACGCGAAGAAAGGATCGAGAACCCGTGAGCCCTTCCGTTCATGTCGAGTCACTCGAGCGCGAGATCACGACGCACACCGCATCGGGCCCGAGCACGAAGCCTCACAAGTTCGTCAAGCTCATTCTCAACGTGCCAGGGCCGAATGGTACGAGCGAACTCACGATCAAGGTCGACGCGGGTGATTTCTCGCGAGCCCTCGCGAGCCCTGGCGCATTTCGCGCGCCCGTGTCGTTGACTCAAGTTTCGAAACCGCGTAAGAGTGTTGCGTGACCGACGCCCCGGTGAAGAAAGAAGACCGCGCTTCGCGCCGTGCCTCGATCGAGAACGGCCGCCTCGTAAGAGTTTCAGTGACTCAAATCAAGGCGTTTCGCGATTGCGCTCGAAAATGGTGGTACGACAAACGCGCGCACCTTCCGAAAAAGCCACCCTCGAAAGGTCAGGCGATCGGCGACGCGGGGCACAAACAGATCGAACATTACTTGCTCACGGGTGAAGACGTGCGCGGGCCGCTTGCGCGCTCGGGTAGCGAGTTGCTCGAACCTTACGTGCCGCACGCGCCGTTTCAAAAGGGCCCGTTGCTCGTTGAGGCCGCGATCACGAACCCGACTCTCTTCACGCCGAAAGGAGTTGAGTTCGTCGGTTATTCCGATCTCATTCTCCCGCCCGACGTGATCCAGGCCGGGCAAGCGATCGTGATCGATCACAAGTTCAGGAAGGATCTCGAACTCTACGCCGAGACAAAGGAAGAGCTTCGCACCGACGATCAAGCGATCGTCTATGCGGCTTGGTGCCTCATGCGCTGGCCGAGCGCGAAGAGTGTTTTGTTCGCGCACCATAACCACCAAACGCAAGGGCCGCGTCTCGCGTTTGCGGTTCCGGTCGAACTCGATCGCGAACATATTCTTGACCGCTTCGCCGAGATCTGCTCTCTTGTTGACGGGCCGATGCAAGAGGCCGCGAAGCGACTCGTTGATCTCGAAGTTGCAGCAAGAGAAGATTCGTGCTCGAAATTCGGCGGGTGCGATTTCTTGTCGACATGCCCGAATGCGCCCGCGCGACGTTTCGCGCAAACCCTGATCCCAGGCGTGCCCCGCCCTGGGATTACCTTGAAGGAAGATCCGAACATGGGTCTCGTTGACGCCGTTCGAAGCGCCATGAAGTCAACCCCGGCCGCCGCTCCCGCGACGGCTCCCGCCGTGAACTCGCCGCCGCCCGTCGTCGCTCCCGCGACGGCTCCCGCGTCGGCACCTCCCGCCGCGTCGGGCGGTCTCGTGCGTCTCGCCGTTGCGAACGCGGTCTCGGGCAAGCTGTATTTGCTCCCGAGCGGGGGCGGTCTCGCTCGCCTCGAGGCGCTCTCGCCGACGGGTGGCTTCTTCTCGAAGCCTGACGGTTCGCCCGCGCGCGTCGGGCTCACCGAAGAAGTGATCGACGTGACCGACGACGACACGAGCCGGGCTCACTTCGGCTTGCCGCCGCTCTCGCCGCCCGCGTCGGCTTCCGCCGTGAGCACGCCGCCCGCCGCGCCCGAGAAGCCCGCGCGTCGAATGCTGATCGTCGACGTGCCGAACGCGGTCGCGCCGCCCGATCAACCGCCCGCCGCGAAGAACCCCGAAGAACTCGCCGCGAGCGCGCCGCCCGCCGCCGTTTCGCCGAACGCCGCGATCGCCGCGACGGGCTCGAACGTGCCGCCGCCCGCCGCTCCCGAAGAGCCCGCGAAGCGCGGTCGCGGTCGGCCGAAGGGCTCGAAGAACGCGAGCGCGGCCGCCGAGGCGATCGCCACGGGCGAAGCGAGCGCGAGCCTCTTCAACGGGCTCGTGTTGTGCGTCGACTGCGCCCCGAGCGTCGGTGCGACCGACCTCACGCCCTACGTCGCCGACCTGGCCGAGAACCTCGCGAAGAGCGCGAACGTTCCCGACGTGCGGTTCGCGCCGAAAGACAACCCGTTGGCGTTCATGGCGTGGCGCGGGGCTCTCGCCGCCGCCGCGCGTGAGTCGCCGCCGTCGGGCTTGTGCTCGATCTACTCGAGCGACCTCGCCGAGCCGGTGATCGAGGCGCTCTCGGGCCTCGCCTCGTTGGTGATCCGAGGTCGTCGGTGAAGGGCATTCGAGGTTTCAATCTCGGCGCGCTTCTCGCGATCGCGCTCGGGCTCGAGAAGCGCGGTGAGCAGAAGAAGGCTTACGAGCTTCGTTCGTCGATCTTCCGCGCGCAATCCGCGCGGGGCTCGAACCCGTTCCCCGCGCCGCGCCGCATCGGTGGCGGTCGCCTGATCTACTCGGGCCGCTCGCCGCTCGTGCATCATGCGCGCGCGCGCTTCCGACGGTGAACACGAAGCCGCAACCCTGGCAAGTTCACGCCGAGAAGTTGCGCGCGCGTGCGAAGAGCCACCTTCACCCGCTGGCCCGCCGTGAGGCCCGCGAGAAGCGCAACGCCGAAGCGAGGGCCGCACCGTGAGCGAGGCCGCGAAGATCACGACGCGCTACCAAAAGCGCAAGCGGGCTCGGCTCAACGGCGCGCCGGTCTCGTCTCGGTTTCATGAGCCCGCCCCGTGGTACACGTTCACGATCCGAGGTCAGGCGAACGTGAGCGAAGACGGGCGCGTTCGTCTCGAGCGCGAAATGCGCGAGCACGCCGAGAAGGCCGCGAAGCGTGCGAACGCTCGGCTCGAGCGAATGTCGCTCTTCGACATGCTCGAGGCCGAAGGCTACATTTCGCGGTGAAGCACCCGCGCGGGTCGCGAGCCCGCGCGGTTTTCGTCGACGTGGCGTAACTGGAAACCGCACGAGGGTCGCACCCTCGGTTGCTCGAGAGAGCTTGAAGGGTTCGAATCCCTTCCGTCGACAATGCCGGGAACGAACGCGGGCACCGGGTGCCCGATCAACTTCCGTTGTTCGAGGTGCCGTCGAAGCGGCGCACGTTGGCCCGAGGGCTCGCGTTTTCACGTCAAGCTCACCGGGGGCAAGCGTGAGGTGCGCGCGAATCGAAACGCGCGCATGTCGTCGCAAGCGCGCGAGTATCGTTGTGAATCGTGCGGTTTCGTTGGTTGGTCGAAACACTTCGACCTTGAGAAGCTCGAGAGGGGCTCGTGAAGTTCGATCCGAATCTGGCTTTTGATCTCGCCGCGTCCAAAGGCGACGGTCGACCCGTTGCGCGCTTTCGCCAGGGGCAACCCGTCGGGCCGAGCGAAGACCTCACGCGGATCGCCGCGCTCGAGGCGCGCGAACTCAACGTTCGCGACCCTCTCGCCGCCGAGCTTTGGACAAAACACCTTCGGCGCGAACGCACGACGCCGTGTGATTGCGTCGCTCGTTGGGGCCGATGCATTACCGATCTGCGCCCCGTGCAAGGGTGGGCTCTCGAGGAAGCGAGCGACGCTCGAGGCTTGCTCGCCTCGATCGGTGTTGGCGACGGCAAGACGGGTATTGATATTTTGCTCGCTATGGCGATCCCAGGCGTGCGAACGGCCGTGTTGCTGATCCCGCCCTCGCTCAAGCCGCAATTCCTCATGCGCGACTATCCGCAATGGTCCGCACACTTTCGAACGCCGAACCTCGCCGCGAACCTCGGTCGCGAGTTCTTCGAGAACCGCCCGACGCTTCACGTTGTCACCTATCACGAGCTTTCTGCGCTCAAGAATTCCGATCTCTTGTCGCGGATCCCTCATGTGGATCTGATCATCGCCGACGAAGCTCACAACTTGCGCGATCCGAGTGCCGCGCGAACGATTCGATTCCTTCGCGCGTTCGCGAAGCTCCCGAACACCCGTTTCGCCGCGCTCTCGGGCACGCTCACAACGCGAAGCCTGAAAGACTACGCGCACCTTGCCGCGCTCGCGATGCGTGAGCGGTCACCGCTCCCGATTCACCCGCCGACGACCGACGAATGGGCCGCCGCTCTCGACGCCGTGAGTTCGACGCAACCGTTTTTGAAACACCCTGGCTCGTTGCTCGAGGCGTTCTCGGTGTTCGCGACCGACGAGATCCGAAAGCACGCCGACGACACCGAGCGCGCGCGATTGCTCTTTCAACGGCGGTTCACCTCGGTTCATGGCGTGATCGTCACGCAAGACTCACCGCTGAAGTGCTCGCTCGTGCTCTCGGAACGCCGTGTCATGATTCCGGCCGCCGTCGACGCCGAGAGCGTGCCGAAGCTCGCGCCCGAGTTCGTGACGTGGCTCGAGAACGGCTCGAGAGCAAATCTGATCTCGAAGTGTGTGAACTTCGTTCGTGAGTTGAAGCAACGACCCGACGGCGAAGAATTGATCGAGGTGCTCGAGATCGCGCGTTGCGTGCGTCAGGTCGCGTCGGGATTCTTCTACCGTTGGCGCTACCCTCGAGGCGAGACCGTCGATCAGATCAAGACCTGGCTCAAGCTGCGCAAGGCATGGCGCGCCGAGATCCGCGCCGAGCTTCAATACCCGCGCGAAAACTACGATTCACCGGGCAACGTGACGCGCGCCGCGATTCGTTGGTTCGAGGGCTATCACGCCGACGTGAACGGTGAACGAAAGTTCTTCCCGCCAGGAACACGCAACGGGCCGCTTCCCGTGTTCGCCGCTCAACACTGGCTCGCGTGGAAGGCCGTTCACAAGACCGTCCAACCCGAGACCGAGGCCGTTTGGATCTCTGATTGGCTCGTGCGTGATTCGATCGAATGGGCGAAGACTCAACCGGGAATCGTTTGGTTCGAACACGACGAGTTCATGACTCGAGCCCGACAAATCGCGCGCGAACAAAAACTCAACTTCGGTTTCTTCCCTGGGGGCAAAGAAGCGAGCGCGACGATCATTCTCGAGAAAGGCGACCGCTCGATCTTCGCGTCGATCAAGGCGCACGGCGAAGGCAAGAACCTTCAATATGCTTTCTCGCGAAACCTGATTGTTCACCCGCCGTCGAACGGCAAGACGACTGAACAACTTCTCGGCCGCACGCACCGCGAAGGGCAACCCGCCGACGAGGTTTCGGCCGAGTTCTACCGCTATCACGCCGAACTCGTGAGCGACATTGCTCAAGCCGAAGCTCAAGCCCGCTACGCCGAGACGACGACGAGCACGCCGCAACGTCTGAACTTCGCTTCGAAAACGTGGGATCTTGACGATTGAGCTTGACGCCCGATCGAAAACTAACTATTACTCTCGACATGCTCAACGCGCTTCGCTGGCTCGGTTGCTGGATCGCTTCGTGGCACTCGCCCCGTTGTCGGATCTACGAGCACACGGGCGCGGATCTGATTCAAGCGCTCAAGCTCACCGAGCGAGAGCGCAACAAGTTTCGGGCGCGAGCCTGAAAACACGACCGAATTTCTCGGTCGTTTCGAACGCGAAAGAGGAAGAACAAAATGGACGTTTCGAGCTACGTTGACAAGATCGTGAAGGCGAAGGCGAACGCGGGCGGTAACGTGATCCGCGACGGTGAATACACGGTCGCCGTGCGCAAGCTCCTGATCGAGCCGAGCGTGAAGGGTTCCGAGGTCTGGTTCAAGGCCGAGTTCTACGTGATCGAGGCGGCCGCCGTGTCGGTCGACGCGAACATGTTGAAGCCCGGTGAGGCCGCGCCGACGCCGAACCCGGTCAATTCCGATGCGGTGTTCATCACCGACATTGGTAAGCAGACCGGCCAGGGCAACGCGAAGGCGCTTCTCTGCGCTCTTCTCGGGAAGGCCGAGGCCGAGGCCGACGCGGATCCGACGTGGTTCGCGGGCGAGATCAAGAAGGCCGTCGGGAACGATCAGCCCTACACGGGCCGCCCCGTTCGCGTGGCGACCTTCCGCAAGCCGATCAAGGGTGGGCCGAACGCTGGCAAGCCCTTCACCGGGTACAACTGGCGTCCCTACGCCGCGACGGCCGAAGAGATCGCCGAGCTTCGCGCGCTGCTCTCGAAGAAGTGAACGCGAACGCGCGTGAACAAGTAGCCAATTTGGCGAATAAGTAACGCGTCACATAGCTTTCGCTCGCTTGCTAGCAGCGGTCGAAAGAGCGGTTGAGGGTCAACCGCGCGCCCCGAAAATATCGGGCAAAGAACATGATCGGAACGCCCCGCTACGCCCGAGGGCAAGCCGATTCGGTCAGCGCAAAAACCCTCGCTTTTGACCCGTCGTCTAACGGTAGGACGCGCGACTTTGACTCGCGCTATCTAGGTTCGAATCCTAGCGGGTCAGTAGACGGCACCGAGCACGTTCACTCTAAGCGCGTGCGGACTAAGCACGAATGCTAGAGGCTCGGTAAGGGCCCGCCTGAACAACGGGCCGCCGTCGTTTTCATGAGAGGGTTTCGCAATGGTTGAGCCGATCGGATACGTGGAACCCGAGCCCGACGAGTTCGAGGGCGACGCCGTGTCAGGCGACCTCGAGACCTTCTTGATCACGCCGGGCAATCTCACGCCGCCGCCCGTGTGTGGATCGTTCGCCGACGCGGGCGGTTCCTGGCTCGAGCCCGCCGATCAAGCGCTCGAGACCTTCGGCCGGATCTTCCGAGAGCGAAAGATTCTCGACGGCGCGAACATTTCGTTCGACCTGGCGATCGTCGGCGCGTTTCGGCTCGATCTCTTGCCCGAGATCTTCGAGCACCTCGAGCGCGGGCTTGTGCATGACGTGCAACACTCGATCGCTCTCGACGCGATCGCGAAGGGCATTCTCTACAAAGACCCGAACACGGGCGGGCCGCTTCGAGTCATGAAGCATGACGGCTCATGGGGAAAGGTTACGAAACGCTATAGCCTCGAGACATGCGTTCGCCTGATCCTCGGTCGCAACAACGCGAAGGAAAATGACGAATATCGGTTGCGCTACGGTGAGCTTGCCGCGCTCCCGATCTCGGCGTGGCCCGAGAAAGCGCGCACGTACCCGATCGACGACGCGAACAACACGCGAGAGGTCGCGCAAGAGCAACGCCGCCGAGCGCTCTCGGGCGACTACGAAAACCAGGGCCCGATCTTCCGCTGGATCCCGCGCACGCAATCGGCCGAGCCGCTTGGTTGGTCACACCTCACGCACCAAACGCGCGCCGCGTTCGCGATGCAACTCGCCGCCGTGTGGGGCATTCGCGCGGATCCCGCCGCCGTCGAAGCTCTCGCCGCCGACATGGTGCGCGAGCACGAGCGCACCGAGGGGCAACTTCGCGCCGCGAATTTGCTCAAGCTCGAGGGCGACGAATGGAAAGAGAACGGAAGCGCGGTGAAGGCGCGCGTTGCGATCGCCTACGGCACCGACCCGAACTCAAAGTGTTCGAACTGCAACGGCACGGGCAAGGTCAAGAGCGCGAAGACGAAGAACCTGATCCAGTGCAAGACGTGCTCGGCGACCGGGCTCGAGATTGCGCCCACCGTGCCGCGCACGCCCGCCGACGGGATCAAGGCCGACCGTGACACGTTGCTCGAGTCACACGACGAGGTGTTAGAGGGTCTCGCCGAGCGAGACGCGAAGGTTCTCGACACTTACGTTCCGTTTTTGCGCAACGCCGCTCGAGCGCCCGCGATCATTTCGCCGAACGTGATTCTCGAAACGGCGCGCGCTTCGTGGGGCATTCTTCAGACGTTGCCGAAGTTCGTGTTCATTCACGACGCGAACGATCGCCTCGTGAAGCGACCCGAGGGCGGGGTTCGCGAGTGCATCGTTGCTCCCGAGGGTTGGGTTCTCGTTTCGGTCGACTACAACGCTCTTGAGTTCGCGACGTTGGGCCAGGTCGCGCTTTGGGTCGTCGGTTACTCGAGGATCGCCGAAGCGATCAACGCCGGGAAAGACGCTCACTCGATCCTCGGCGCGCGCATGACCTCGATCGAATATGCCGCATTCAAGGCGCAAGTCGACGCGAAGGCCGAGTTCTACAAGCTCATTCGCCAGGGCTCGAAGGCCGGTAACTTCGGCTTCGGCGGGCTCATGGGCCCGGTGAAGTTCGCGATCACGCAACGCCGCGCGAAGGTCGGGGGCGATCACGGGTCAATGTGTCGGCTCATGGGTCGCGAGGTTCACCCGTGCGGCTCGGTGAAGATCACGACGTGGAAGAAGCGCCCGGTTCCGCCCGTGTGCGACCAATGCGCCGAGGTCTCGGCCGAGTTGAAAGCCGGGTGGCTCGATACCTGGCCCGAAATGAACGACTATTTCGAATGGATCTCTTCCATTCCTGGGATTGACGAGGGCGAGGGCCAGATCCTTTCACCGGGCACGGGATTCGTTCGCGGAAAGCTCAACGCCTCGCAAGCCGCGAACCATTGCTTTCAACACCTCGCCGCGATGGGAGCGAAACACGCGCTTTGGAACGTGTCTCGAGAGTGCTACACCGACAAGCGCTCGGCTCTCTACGGGTCGAAACCGATCGTGTTCGCACACGACGAAATTCTAGCTCTCTTGCCCGAGAGCCAGGCTCATGACGCCGCGATGCGCCTCGCCGAGATCATGCGCGATCCTGAACTCGGAATGCGCAAGTTCGTTCCCGACGTGGCGATCAATTGCGAACCCGCTCTCATGCGCCGTTGGTACAAGGCGGCCGATCCGGTGTATGACGCGAACGGGAAATTGATCCCGTGGGAACCGAAGAAGAAAGGTCAGTGAACATGGATTTCGATACGTATCAGAACGAAGCGATCCGAACGGCTAGCAACGAAGGCGATAAGGTCGCGATCTTCGCGCTCGGCTTGTGCGGTGAGGCGGGCGAGGTCGCCGACCTGATCAAGAAACACAAGGGCCACGGGCACGATCTCGACAAGTCGAAGGTCACGAAAGAACTCGGCGACGTGCTTTGGTACATCGCCACGTTGGCCGATCAACTCGGGATCTCTCTCGACGTGATCGCTCAAACGAACGTCGCGAAGTTGCGCGCGCGTTACCCGGCCGGTTTCTCGGTCGAAGCGTCGAAGGCGAAGCGCGACGAGATCCCGAACCCGGCACCGACCGCGCCGACGGCGATCTTCAGCGTTCGAACCGGGCTCGAGGGTCTCGCGCACCGTGAAGCGGGCGGGCTCGAGGCGGGCTCATACGCTCTCGAGACCTGGCCGAAGCCTCACGCCGGTTCGCCGACGGTCGAAGCGCTCGAAGAAGAGTATGCGAGCGCCGCTCGCAACCACTACGCCGACGAAGGGTTCGACGCGAACGGGGCACCCGTCGAATGAGTCGCCTTGACGTTCACTTCTCGAGCGCATCGATCGAATGGGGCACGCCCGACGACGTGATCGCGCTCGTGCGGACTCAATACCCGCTCGTCTTGGACGTGTGCGCGACGCCCGGCCGCCAGAAAGCGCCGAACTATTTCGCGCCGCCAGGGGCCGACCTTTCGAACGCGTTCGGCGACACGATCCGCGCGGTCGACGGTTTGATTCAGGATTGGGCCGCTTGGTGCCGCTATCTCGGCGGGGCCGCGTGGATGAATCCGCCGTTCGGTCGCGGTGTGATCAACCGTTGGGTTGAGAAAGCCGCGCTCGAGGCCGACAAGGGTGCGTGCGTGATCGCGCTCTTGCCGGTGCGAAGTGACACGTCTTGGTGGCACAACTTCGTTGAGCCCGTGCGGCTCGGCGAGAAGCCCGGTGAAGTGATCTTCTGGCGAGGTCGAATGCGCTTCGCCGACGCGGCCGGGAAGGTCGGCGACGCCGCCCCGTTCCCGGTCGCGCTTGTTGCGTTCGGCTCGCTCTCGAAGTAAACCGTCAACTATCGAAAGGCACAACGTGAACCAAGTCGCGAAAGACGCATGGATCCAGGGCACCGAGTCGGCACCGATGATCACGCCGCTCGATCTGCAACTCGAGCAAATTCAGATCGACGACGTGACGCACGCGCTCGGTTTCTTGTGCCGCTACACGGGCCGCACCTCACGTTTCTACTCGGTCGCCGAGCATTCAATGATCGTGTGGCACGCCGCGTGTGAACTCGGCTTGAGCGAGCAAGCGCGCCGTTGGGCCCTGGCGCACGACTTCGGCGAAGCGTTCCTCAACGACGTTGCGAACCCGGTGAAGCGAACGTTCGTGTTCGAGGAATATCGAAAGCTCGAGGCCGAGATCGACAACCGCATTCGCGCGCGCTTCTCGATCAACGTCGACGCCGACGAACTCGCCGCCGTTCGCATGATCGACGTGGAGTCGTGCAACGTCGAACGTTGGTTGCTTCTCGGGCCGCCGCCGCGCGCGTGGAACATGCCGACCGCGCCGCTCGGTGTGACCGAAGCGCTCGAGCACGCTTGGTGCCGCGTTGATTCCGACCTCGGCATTCATCGCACGAGCTTCGACGACTTGCGCGAATACTTCCGCGACGCGGCTCACAAGGTGCTCGGGTGATTCTTTCGATCGATCCTGGCGTGCGTCACTTCGGCGCGGCTCTCTTCTCGCAAGAGGCCGACCTTCACCCTCTTGACGATTTCGACGTGAACAATTCGCTCGGCCGAGCGGCCTTGATCCGCAACCCGATCAAGAGCGACAACGATCCGGCCGTCGCATTCGCCGCGTGCGAAGCGCTTCACCGCTGGCTCAACGTCGACGCTCGGCGCGTTCGTGTCGTCGTTGTCGAGATCCCGCGCGTGTACCCGGCCGCGCGCCAGAAAGGCGATCAGAACGATCTGATTGCTCTCGCTGGCGTAGCCTACGCGCTCGCGTGCTCGGTCGTTGCGGCCGAGGTTCGTGTTCGCTACTTCCCGCGAGACTGGAAGGGCACGATCGACGGCGACACGATGATTCGCCGAATCGAGGCCCGACTTTCGAAAGGCGAAGCGAGCCGAATCGAGCCGACGCCGAAGAGCTTGCGACACAACGTGATCGACGCGATCGGGATCGGTCTGAAGTATCTCGAGCGCCTCGAGCCGCATCGTGTTTACCCTGGCGCAACCGTTGTGACCTACGAGCCGAGCCCCGAAGAGGTCTTGTCGAGGAATTCTTGAGCTACTTGGAAGACCTGAACAAAAGCGATCTCGAGCGTCTCGCCGACGCTCTTCGAGAGAAGCCTTTCACCGTTCGCGAGATCTGCGAACGATTCAAGGTGAGCAAGCCGACCGCGTTCGCGTGGCTCGCTCGGCTCACGACCGATCTCGGTCTCAAGCTCGAGACCAACCGCCGCCGCGCCGGTAAGCGTGGCCCCATGTCGAAAACCTACGAGGTCAAACAATGAAGCTCACCGTCGGCCGAATCGTTCACTTCCGTCTCACCGAGCGCGAAACCATGTCGAAGGATCGCGTCGGCGAGATCGTTCCCGCTCTCGTGATCGCCGTGAACAAAGACGGAACCGCGAACCTCGGCGCGTTCCTCAACGGGCGCGCCGACATGCCGCAAGTCGTGCAATGGGAGCCCGAGGCGAACCGCGTGCCGTTGATCCTCGCCCCGATCGCGTGGATCGGCTCGGCTCGCGAGGGCACGAACGCGGGTGAATTCTCCTGGCCCTCGGTGAAGTGACATGAGCGGCAAAGTGATCTTGTTGTGCGGTCAGGCCGGATCGGGCAAAGACACGATCGCGAGCATGATCGAAAACATGCTTCCCGGTCAGGTCGCGCGACTGGCTCTCGCCGCGCCGCTCAAAGAGTTCGCCCGCGCCGTGTTTCTTTTCAACGAGTCGCAACTTTGGGGCTCAAGTCAGGAACGAAACAAGGTCGACCCTCGAGGTTCGGATCTCACGTATTGGGATCAGAGTCGCGAGCGGCTTTGGAACGTCGGCGCGACGTTCGTTCGGGAATGGGCTCGAGCCGCGAAGCGCCCCGCGCCGGGTGATGCGGTGATCGCTTGGTTCGAGAGCTTGAGCCCGTTCACGATGCTCGAGAAAGGCGCGTTCGCGAACCGTGCGTTCGAGTTCTCGCCGCGCCGCGTTCTGCAAACCTTGGGAACCGATCTCGGTCGCACGGTGTTCGGGCCTGACGTGTGGGCGAACATCGCGCTCGAGCGGGCCAGGAAGAACACCGAAGCGGTCACGGTGATCACCGACGGCCGGTTCGCGAATGAGGTCGAGATCTTCGAGCGCTCGGGCGCGCGCATCGTGCGCGTGATCGACACCGAGAGCGAGCCGATCCCGATTGTTCAACACGCCAGCGAACGCGGCTTGATCGGGATCTCACCCGGTCGATTCCACGCGGTGATCAACAACAAGAAATCGCTCGGGCTCGCGAAGCTCGAGGTCGACGTGCGCGACATGATCGAAGGGTTCGGGTGGATCGGGTGAACTTCCCAAACGAAAAGAAGTGTCTCAAGGTGCTTCGCAAGGTGTTTCCTGACGCGAAGTTCACCCGCCTCGATACGACCGAGAAAGGGATCGGGCTCGAGGCGACCTATCTCTTCAACGGGCACCTTGCGCCGATCGGCGTGGCGCGCGGGCCGAAGCTCGGCCTCTTGCCGTTCATGATCACTCGCGAAGCCTTCCGAAAGCTCGGGTTTGAAACGACCTGGGATTTCGCCAAGGGTGAGTTCAAGTTCGAGGCGATCAAAGGGTACGTCGGGCCCGAGGATTCGTTGCCCGTCGAACTCGATCCGAGAGAGCCCTTGCCCGAGGGTTTCGATTCTGGCAATGTTGCGAAACCGCTCGGCGCGGAAACGCCGAACACAAACGAAAGGCCCCAAAATGGACACGACGACGAAGAGCCCTGAAGACATGACCTCGAGCGAACTCGCGACCGCGTTGAAGAACGGCACGGTCGGCGGGAACAAGCCCGCGAAGACGACCGCGAAGGTCGCCGACGTGAAGCCGAAGAAGGTCGCCGCGAAGAAGAGCAAGCCCGCGAAGGCGAAGAAGCCCGCCGCGAAGAAGAGCAAGCCCGCGAAGGCGAAGAAGGCCGATCGCAAGTTCGGCGTCGAGTCGGCGATCACGACCGAGAAGCTCACCGCTCTTCTGAAGAAGCGGCCGCACACCGCGAAAGAACTCGCGAAGATCTTCAAGCGCTCGGCGATCGCCGTGAAGCGCCAGGTCGCGAAGCTCTCGGGCGTGAAGACGACGATTCGCAAGGCCGACGGTTCGACCGGCCGCCGCCCGAACGTCTACACGCTCGGCTGATCAAGTCGCCGCGTTCGGTTTCCCCCTCCCACCGTGCGCGAGCGCACAAGAGCCTCTCGATTAGATCGAGGGGCTCTTGTCTTTTCAGCGACCGTGAGCCCGATCGAGCCAGATCGGCGCGGTGATCGATTTCTCGCCGCCGTTCCGATTGTGGATCAAAAAGAACGCTTGCCGCGCTTCTTCAGGGCTCGCGCCGATCGCTTGAGCGAACTCGTTGTAACCAATCAACGAGCCGTTCACGATGAAATCGCCGCCGTCTAGAAGTTGGTGAAAGTGACCCATGACCGTCAGGTCGGCGCGGATCGCCTTATCCCAGGGCGCGAGCTTCTTTCGAATCGGGATCGTGACGCCGCCGACGCCGCCGCCGAACTTCACGTCGTCGCCGTGCAAGAGGCGCATGTTGAAGCGCTCGAAGAATCGACGGTAAACGATCTTCGAGTTCGCGACGCGGAAGTTCACGCGAGGGTTGCCAGCGAAGCGGAACGCCAGCGAGTGAAACATGAACGTCTCGAGGCTCGTTTCAGTCGCGTTCTGAATTCTCGGCTTGACGGTCATTCGCCCGTGATTGCCGGGCAACGCATCGATCTCGATCTGAAACTTGCTCTCGCGAATGAGGAATTCGATCCCGCTCGCGAGCGTGTTCAGAACGAAGTGAGCCGCTTCACCGGGGGCAAGCAAGTTGCTCTCTCGCAACTCTTCGTGAATGTGACCCGAGAAGAAGTCGCCGAGAAGACCGAGAAAGAGCGTCTCGATCTTCACTTCGCGCGCCATGATCTCGGCCAGGCGCAACCCGTTCGCGAAGAACGCGTGAGCCCGCTTCTCGGCGATCGCCAGGTCGAACTCGTTGAGCCCGTGAACCTTGTCGGCTTGAACGGGCTCTTCGACGTGCCAATCACTCGCGATCATGCACGCAACCGCTTCGCCCTTCGTCGGAACGGCGCGGTGAATCTCGGCCGCTCGAGCGTTCGCGTTCATGTGCGCCGCGACCTCGAGCGACCATTTGAGCCTCTTGTTTTCCTCGAGCAACGCCGCGTGCTCGGCTTTCAAGCTCGAGGTCGCGACGCGTTCGGCGTGTCGTTGTTGAGCCGCCTTGAGCGGGTCGACGGGCTCGGGTGCGTTCTTCTCGCGATGCTTCGCCGAATACTCTCGGGCGCGCTCGGCTTTGCATGGCTTGCAATACCCGTCTCGGCCGTCGGTTCGTGAAGGGTTGCGAGCGAATTCGTCGAGTGCCCGATCTCGAGTGCAGATCGGGCAACGCTTCTTTGCTTCGGTCATGTTCAGAACTCCCCTGACAGTGAGATCCCGGCCGCGTTGTACGTGCCGCCCCATGCACCGAGCCAGATCGGAAGGTTCCCGATCCGCGCTTCGGCGGTTGCACCGACGACGAGAGGGCCCGCGATCGGAATGGCGGGCTCGCGCCAGGTAGCGCCGACTTGCAAGCCGACGCGGTAGCGCGAGAGGTCGACGCCGCTCTTCGTGTAGCTCTTCGAGTCGGTCAACGCATCGCGCTTCGACTCACCCTCGCTCGAGGTCAACTCACGCGTTGAGCGTTCGACGACGTTCGCGATCGTGATCCCGCCGTCGGGTGTAGCGATCGCAACGGGCGTTCGCTTCTCGTAGGTGTCTTTCGTTGCGCGGGTCTTCCAACGCACGACCTCACGAGTCACGATCCGAACGTCGCTCTTCGTCTCGGTGATCGTGGGAGGGTCGAACCAACGCCCCGCGCCCGCCGCCGCAACGAGCGCGAGAGAGAGCGCGGGCCACACGAGCCAACGTGACGCCGGGTCAGTGAGCTTCATTGGTGATCGTGAGCCAGATCGCTTCGTGGTTGAGGTGCGCGACCTCGAGCTTCGCAAAGAGCCGATCGAACGCGATCTTCGACTGAAGAACTCGGTCGGTCTCGCGGATCATGCCGGGCAAGAGGCAACCGGCCGTGTCGGCGGGATTGTTGCCAGGGTGGATCAGAACGCCCGTGTAACCGGGAACGCTCACGAGTCGCGGAAGAACTCGGCCGAACTTCGGGCTCTTCGTCGCCATGTCGATCGCGTAGTGACCGGCCGGGATCGCGGTCTCATTCTGGATCTTCACTTCGCGCACGCGATCCTCGAGCACGAAACACTCGAAGACGCCGTTCACGTAGAGTTCGCCGATCGTGCTCTTGTCGGTGAACCATTTTCGTTTGAGTTCGAGTTTCATCACTTCACCTTGACGAGCTTCAACTTCGGCTCTTGTGAGAGGTGCGCCCGCGTCTTGAGCCGCTCGAGCACGGCGTCGGCTCGAGTCGTCGTCTGATCGAGTTCGGCTCGCATGGCTTCGAATGCCTTGCGAACTTGCGCGCGCTCGGCTTCGGCTTGCACGGTGTCGACATGAACCGCTGGTTTCTTTCGAAACATGGTCATTCCCTCGTGAGCGTGTCGGTTACACGCTCGAGGATCTCGAGACCCTCGGTCAACTTCGTTGAGAGCGGCACGATCTGCGAAAGGATCTCGCGCTGCTCTTTCGCGTCCGCTCGAATCGTCTCAACAAGCTTCGTTTGAGCCGCTTCGAGCGCCTTCGCGTATTCCTTACGCTCGTCGTTTTGGCTCTTGAAGAGGTAGGCGATCGCGAGAAGCGCGAGAGCCAGGCCCCACGCGAGCGCCGTGTTCAGGTCTTTCGAGAGCCCGTTTGCGACGGTGCTCGGGTCGACTTGAGCGAGAAGAGTAGGGATCATGTCGCCTCACTGGATCCCGAGGATCATGACGTGCAACCGCACGGTGTTCGTGGTGAGGTTGATCGTCGAAGTCAAGAGCCGGTCGACGACCTCGAACGTAACGACCGTGTTCGAGGCACCGAGCACCGCCGTGTCGTCGTAGGCGTGCGCCGCGTGCGAGGGCACGTCAGAGTGAACAATGATACAACGCGACGCGCGCGGAATGGCGGCCGCAAGGTTGATCTTGAACTGACCCGTCGTCGGCGAACCGCCCGCGACAACGCTCGTCACGTTCTGACCCGCTTGAAGCGTGTAGGTTCCGCTCGAGATTCGAATTCGAGCCCATGCCTTCACGACGAGACCGGGTGAGATTTCGTTCGTCTGACCGACGGAAGCGGCAAGGCTTGAGCCCGTGAGTCTGATCTTGTCGTTGACCTCGATCACGCCGTCGGCCTCGATCGCGTTGCCGCGCCCACCCGCGCCCGTACCAGCAACCGCCTTGAGACCCACGCCGCCAATCGTATCGTTGAACGCCAGGTCGATCTGATCGCCGCCGTAGGCAATGACGCCGGTTCCCGGTCGACCGTCGTTGAACTCACCTTGCGTCGCGCCGCCGCGAGCAACGACACCGTGCCCCGCGTTTTGGTTGGCGATTGCCGGTGCGATCGAATCGTTGCCGTAGGCGTTGCCGCCTTGCGCCAGGATCGCCGAGGCCGAGGCCGTGACTTGAGCGTCGGCGGGATCGTCAATACCGCCGCCAAATGCGGAGATCGCGGGCTTGCCGGGATAGAGCGAATTCGGCGAAGAGCCGTAAGCAGCAACGGCCGGGAAAGAATCACCGCCCGAGCCCGGTTGGTTTCCGACCGACAAAGCGATCGTTCCACCCGTCAAGACCGCACCAATGTTCGAGGTGCTCGCGGCCGACAAAGCGATTCCCGAGTTCGAAGTTGCGTAGACGCCGAGGCCGGTGTTGCTCGAGCCCTTCACACCCGCGCCCGAGCCCGACGCGTCACCGTGAGCACCGATCCCGGTCGCGGTCTCACCCTTCACGCCGGTTCCGGTCGTTTGGTGCGTGCCGAGAACGCCGTGTTCACCGACGCCCGTGAACACCGAGTGCCCGCGCACGCCAGCGAAACCCGAGCCGCCCGAGTCACCGCGAACGCCGGGGTTCAAGTTGGTTCCGAACCCGCGAAGAGCCGCGTTGAACGTCTGAAACGCGCCCCAAGTGAGAGCTTCGGTCGTGAGGTTCTTCAGGTAGAGAACCCATTGATAAACGAGGTTCATCCACCAATTGAAATACGACGAGGGCGGGGTTTGGTTGACCGTCCAACCCGAGATCTTCTGACCGCTCGGCGGGTCGGTGCGGTTCGAGCCGCCCGTGTTCCAGTCGGGAGTTTGCGAAGGTTGAGCCATTGTTTCAAAACCTCACACGCGATCGAACGCGCTGTAGAAGTATCCAACGTCAAGAGAAGATCCGCCGCTATCCAGGCGGAAAACGTTCGCGCCTAGCGCCGGATCGATCACGGTCGCGAGAATCACACGCGAGCCAGCGGGAGCGATCACTTTCAGAAACCCTAGCGCCTCTTCGACCTTCGCTTGACTCGGCGGGTCGCTGGGCGGGTACGGTGCGCCAACGTCTTCGACGAAGAGAACCTGATCGCCGCCCTTCGCTCCTGACGGGCCCGTGAACGTATCGTTCGCGTCGATCGCGAAGGGGCGATCCCAATAGTTGCCGCCGAGAATGCTATTGAGCACGGTCAGAAAGTCTTCGACGCAACCGAAAGACACGTTG